CATATAAGAGTGATGTTCGAGATCATACCAAATTTGCGGATAACATGGGTATCATTGAATACTATATGTCTAATGTGGATGATAGTTATGTTATTAATAATGAAGTTGCGGTAAATAGTAAATGTAAATTATGTAACCATAATATGTCCTTTGGCTTGATAGATAGTGAGTTAGTCTGTGAGAAATGTGGTTATACGGAAGATATTATTATCAATAGTGAAAAGACATCCTATAAGGATCCCCCTAGAGAAGTCAGTTATTTTGCCTATAAGCGCATCAACCATTTCAACGAATGGTTGGCACAATTCCAAGCCAAGGAAAGCACCGAAATAAGCGATGATATCTACAAACATATTTTTGAAGAAATTCAAAAAAATATGAATCTAGATATCCAGAAAATTAAACCCAAACAGATGAAAGGTATCCTTAAAAAATTAGGCTATAACAAATATTATGAACACATCCCACATATTATTAATGTGATGAGCGGAAAGAAAGCACCCAGTTTATCAAGAAAAGAAGAAGAACAACTGAGAACACTCTTCAAGGAAATACAGATACCGTTCAGCAACAACTGTCCACCCAATAGAAAAAATTTCTTATCGTATTCGTATGTATTACATAAGTTTTGTGAATTGCTAGAATACGATTACTTGCTACCCTATTTCCCTTTGTTAAAAAGTCGTGAAAAATTATTGCAGCAGGATCAGATATGGAAATGTATCTGTAAAGAGTTACATTGGCAATTCATTGAGAGTATTTAATATAATATATATACTATAATGAGCACAACAGATATGTCTTTAGGATCCTATAAGAGTTTGGGTACTACTACTTCTAGTGGATTAGCCTATAATTTTGATACAAAACAAATAGAGGGGGATGCTATCAATACATTAACTCTACCGGTTGTTGAAAATTATATGTTAGAAAGTGCTGCCGCATTAAAGGATACGTTATTGAGCAATCGTTTAAATGTAGTTACAGCCGAATCACTTACATCAGGGCAAATTATTAAAACACTTGCGGATATCCCTGGTGGAGGAGCAGCACTATACGGCGGATTTTGTACATACGATACCGATGCGAAACGTAAAATGATAGGTGTCCGAACACAGGGGGTGTATTGTGCTGAAACAGCTAAACAAATGGCTGAGGGTGCGTTACTAAATTCAAGAGCGATGGTTGCGTTAGCAGTCACTGGTAACTCGATGCCGTACTATGACCACAAAGAACATTTGGGAGAAGTGTGGTTTTCGGTATCTATCAGGATGCCTTCTAAATCACCTTCTAAATCACCTTCTAAACAAACATCGTCAAACCCTACAAAAAGACATAAGCGTAAATCAACTAGAAAAACGACATCCGCTCCAAATCTATACAAGAGTGTATTGGGAAAATCAGGTAAGTCTCGTAGTCGTCCCTTTTATACGAGAGCTATTAGATTTGATTGTTGTAAAGTCCTTAATATGCCCCAATTGTGTAAAATGTGGATCGATGCGCAACCCGATAACAAATCATTCGCTCCACCGCAATTGACCTATTATATCAATAAAATTATAAGATCCGCGACAGTTGCGTATGCGTTAAATTACTGTAAGTATATACTAGATAAAACAACCAAGAAACAAAAGGGAACACTGGAACGTGAAGTATGGGATACCACGCAAAAACCTTCGTGGATTATCGAAGCGAATCTGGACAATACAGGAGAAATACCCAAAGGTTATATAGCACCCGAATTAGATTTTTCCCCAGGGTGTGAAACACCTGTATTTTAAGAATGATACCCACTCACAATTATTTTATGTGGATACACCATATCAATCGTGGCGAAGGTCGTGGCCGCAACCAATCCGACTGACACCGCCTGCGACCGCAACACTCCGCATGTCGGAATTAATAACGTAGCCACGGTGACCACTGCGAATAGTATGATATATTTTAATAAGTTTTCTTTATTCAATATAGTATTCTTATCATTGTTGGCTACTTCATTGGCTACTTCTTCTTTTAATTCATGTAATTCTTTCATTATAATGTAGTGTATAAAAAAGATACGTTATAATTTACTTAAAAAAATAATATCTTAATTATAAAAATGAGCAACGTAGACAACACCGACAACACCGACAACACCGACAACACTGACAAAGTAGATTACCTGGATGTAGATGATACCGTCCCCGGTCAAAATTACGTATGTCTCTCCTTTGTATCCCCTGAAGCATTGATTCAGAAACGCGAAGCATTCAACGTGTGTAAATTCCTTCAGTCATATTGTAAGGACCAAGATCTACAATATAAAGAGATATATGCGAAATACGAAGATTTCGCTTACAAATTTTCTGATAAACTACAGCGGGAGTTCGATGAAAACAATGAATTTCAAACCAGTATGAGAGGTCTCAAAGTGAGAGGTGTCTACGATACTCGCCAGGCGGCGGACGCACGTGCCAAGAAACTATCAACCTGTGATTCATCCCACCACGTATTCATTGGTCAAGTCGGATATTGGTTACCCTGGGATCCGAATGCGGACGGTGTCCAGGATGAGGTGTTTCAGAATGGTCAACTGAATGATATGATGGAGAAATATCAGGAAAATAACATTAATCGTGATATCTTCTATGAGGAACAGAAGCGTGAAAAGGTCAAGCAAGCACGTGAGGAAGCACTCGCCAAGAAACGTGAACAACTAGAGCAGAAAGCATTAGAGACTTCCAACGACAGTAATACTCTTGAGGATGCGGTAGAAGAGGTCGTGGAAGGTATTGAAGAGGTCGTGGAAGGTATTGAAGATATTGTGGAAGGTGTAGAGGAAGTTATCAAAGAGACCGTTCCAAGTGATGACAAAGAACCGGTAAAAGAAGTCCATACACTTGATGGGGATATGAAACAGTCCCTTGAATCGGTAGATCCCTGGTTAGCCAATAAACTTCAACAGGATTCATCTGACCCGGAACCTGAACCGGAACCTGAACCTGAACCTGAACCGGAACCTGAACCGGAACCTGAACCGGAACCTGAACCGGAACCTGAACCGGAACCTGAACCGGAACCTACTTGCTGAAACTAAGAGGGACATCCTTATTTTATAAATAATCGTGACCATATCCTTGTAGAGCTGGATAGATTATGTGAGTTATTTTATACATTACTATATATATGGATTCTATGGATTCGGTGTTATCTATTGTGTGTGTTATCTTTTTTGCCCTACTAACCCATTATATGATCATGGGTTACCATAAAACAAGACATCATACATATAATTGTAAAACATTATATATACCCGAAGATTTTGATTTGGACACGGCATTGGATACCGTGGCGGGGGCAACGACCCAAGAATTAACTAAACGTGCTCTAGCATTAGGTGCCACCCAATCATTTATAGATAGCATATCTGACATGGACCTCAAGGTGTATATCATTCAAAAAAGCATCGAAGAAAAACATATAGCTACCATGGAAATAGAAGATAAGATAAAAGAACGCGAAGCCTCGCGGGCATTCACACGACATATGTCTTCTGGTCGTGCTGGGTCGGACGCAGGACATATACAAAACTCTCAAGAACCAGAATTTAACCCCCACGTGATGATAGATGAATTACGTGCTGATTTTGATGAAAATTATAGAGTTGATGATATGGACGACGATGCTGTGGACGACGATGCTGTGGACGACGATGCTGTGGACGACAATGCTGTGGACGACAATGCTGTGGACGACAATGCTGTGGACGACGATACCGCCAGCACTCATACAGTAACGGAACCATTACCAGTTACAACACAAATAGGTGACACATTAACGACAATTGTCTCCCTTGTGTCTGGACTATTATAATACCTTATAAACATGCATAAAATAAAATAATCCACATTATATATGAATAGTGCCTTAATCTTATTAATCATAGGGGTTATGATGGTTGTCGCTGGTTATACCAATCAAATATCTCCCAAATGTAATCAAGAATTATCTGTGAAAATCCTTCCACGAGATGTATATGACGAAATATTATATAATCAAGAATTGGTGGATGTCACCTATAATGATATGATCTAACCCAGAGGTAACCTTATTTACAGACACGATAATAAATACTTTCTCCACTTTTTTCACTATTCCGGATAATTTTACAAATATTACCCGGGCAGAGACGAATTAACTTGGCCATAGGATCCGTCCTTAAAATAATAGGCAATTGATGAAGCATAGAATTCGTATCAACTAAGATTTGCTCGATATCCTGTTTATTGCGGATGGGTATATGGACAGGGACTAGGTCGTGGTTGAGTAGATTACGATATAGCGTATCGATACAGAATATATGCACATTACGAAAGTAATATTTACTCATTTCAAAATTACTGTCACGCATTTCAGATTCTAGGATTGGATTCATACCTGAGGATAATTCTTCTAGTCCCTTATGGTACATCGTCTCCATATTAGTTTGGATGTTTTCACTCACAGGTTCGTTGATAATAATAAGTAAACTGTCTTCTTTGTCAAACATATTTTCATCATCATCGACCTCGATCCCATCTTGCTTATATAGAGACGTTAGTTTATCACAACATGTCTTGTTAATTTTGGGCCCGGTCAAATGTAGTTGAGGAAAGTTATAGTAGATAATGTGGAGTTTATGGGACGGGATATGGAGGTTAGATAGCGTTACGTTACATCCCGAATTCATGATAGACTTATCATTTTGTTGATTATACATAACCTCTAATTCTTTTAGGGAGACATCTACGATAGGATTGGTATCCCATTCAGTGGATAGAATATCTTTTAGCGTTACGCGCGACTGATAGACTTTTTCTAGTAAATGCATGTGTGTGTATGGTATAGTATATGATTATATTTTTTAAATCAAATTTACTAGGTATTTAAAGTTACACGCAGATAGTATGTAACATGACAAATTTAATATTTTATCCACAGGATACACTCTATAACATCGTGATCGAATATTTATACGATGAATACGAGGATAACATGACGAATATAGTCTATAGTAACGAACGCTCTATGTCGCGCTATGAATATCGTTTCCGTAAACATGGGGATAAACCAACGATCAAATCAATCTTACCCCATGACTGTGACTTTGAATTTACCAAGGAGTTTACGAAAGAAGGGTGTGAGAATAAGGAAGAAAGTATAGAGCAGATATCATTTCGGTGTCAACTGCGCGTCCTAGACAAAGGCGAACTACCCCAAACATATGTGCACAATTTAGGATGTCAGGGAATTGAAGATAGAATTTTTAAAAAAATGGTGATATCCTCCGACCATAGAGACTATCTGATCAAACTGGTGGATATGGCGAAGGTATACATGACCAAGAAACATGAAGAACACAAAAAATCAAGTTCCGAAACCATTCGTGTGTTTTATTTTAGAAAAGAATACTGGTCCCTTCTGGCTAAATCACCCAAACGACCCATCGAGACGCTCTATCTAAAAGAGGGTGAAAAAGAAGGATTGATTACTCGGGTAGAGGATTTTTTCAAAGACGAAACTCGTGATATCTATTTATCCTTTGGGATGCCCTACAAACAGATAATCATGTTATACGGTGTCCCCGGGTCGGGTAAAACATCCACTATCACGGCGGTGGCCTCGCATTTTAATTGCGATATCTATACGATCCCTATTACGAAAGAGCTAACCGATTACGGATTGATCGATGCGTTTTCGGAGATCAATGATAGAGAAGATAAACAACGAATTATTGTCTTAGAGGATATCGATTGTATGTTTACCAAAGAGAGAAAAGAAGGCGATGAACATAATATGATAACCTTGCAGGGTCTCCTCAATTGCTTGGATGGTCACACGTGCGTGGAGGGAACGCTATTATTTATGACGGCGAATAATCCCGAAAATATGGATTATGCGATGGTTCGGTCATGTAGGATAGACTATAAACTCGAACTAGGATATGCCGATAAGTATCAGACACAGAATATCTTTGACACATTCTTACCCAACCAATCCGAACATTTCAAAGCATTCTATCAGTCTATCAAACATAAGGAAGTTACCACCGCGATGCTCCAAGAATTTCTCTTTTACAATCGAAGCTGTGATAATATTATCGACCAATTAGACCAATTAACCGACATCATCGATAAAAATAAACCTAGCGGATTAGGAACAGGTACAAAGGATAAACATTTATATATGTAACTAGTATAAATGAAAGGATTGTTTGCGGGTCATAATTGGGTCTATTGGTTCCATATATTTGTAGGAGCCCCCTTGTTGATGGTTGTCCCTATCATACATCTTATGCGAGGAAACGTAGATAAACGAGTTATGGAGGCGTGGATGTATATCTTGATTGCGGCAGGTGCGTCGATGATCGCCTATCACGGTATGAAATTGGGAACAAATCTAGATATCCTCTAATTAGTTTTACAGAACATAGTAATTCACTCATTACAAAATCCAAGGAACTTGGAATTTCACAAAATTTTCTTCGGACGTAATTTTCCGCAATCGTTCTCTTACCTGCGGACTACTTAGGGACGCCTTATACGGTAATGTAGTTGCCACTGATGCAATTGCCATTGATGTAGTTGCCTCTGATGTAGTTGCCTCAGTAGTTGACGGACTTGTAACTACATTTGTATCTATCTTTAATTCGCGTGTACCTTTAAAACCAAATTTGAGAAGAGTCCATCCTAACATATCTATTCCCATTGTATATATCTGTAATATATATTCTTTTACTTAAATTTGATTGTACATGTATCACACTCTACGTACAAACTATACTCTTCTACATACAATGGAACAACTAGATGCCCTCCACACTCTCAGCATTACCGAACTTCGTAAAGTATTGACCGATAATGGAGTCAAAGAAACCGGGTCTTCAAAGGACGAACTACGAGAACAAGTATCCGAGATCATTCTAACCAATATCATGATTCAGTCAATGGCTGAAGAGTCGGTACCCCTATCAACTAGTTCACAAGTGGTGCCTAGTTCACAAACAGAATCTTCTACCAGGGATCCAAGGACTAGTGAACGAGAACAACAAGATGTGGATTATCGGCTGGCAGTCGAACGAGATACTATACAGTCTTTATCATCACCCTATGCTTATGACGAGAATGGTGACTATATTATCGAGCAACCCGACCAATCTATGCAAGATCAGCAAGGCGTGAGTGTCGAAGACATGCGCCGACTGCGAATGCAGTATTATGATAATATCGCCTGAGTCTATGTAGTATGGTAGTATGTAGTAGTAGTAAAATTTGATTAGATATTTTTATATTATTATTACAGAACATATCCTATGGTTTCCTCACTAGATGCCTTTCATGAAGTGATGGAATCGTATGACTTTACGTATTTTGAAAGAGACGACTTCAGGGTGAACCAGATGATCGGTAGCGGATATATTGGGGAAGTGTTTGAAGGGCTCGTAACTCTTCTAAACCACTGCGTTCCTTGCGTTATCAAGAAACTCACAAGTAAATCCTATGATTTAGGTAAAGACGATAGTTATTTTTATGACGATATTATTCACGAAGTCAAGATATCACACGAATTCCCTGATTCATCACAACATCAGATACGGTATTACGGATATTCTACACGAGTGAAGGAGGACGAAATTAGTTTATATATCCTAATGGAGAATACTCACGCACTAGGCGATATTCAAAAATATATTTATGGTGATGACTTTTGGGTCCGCCTCACAAAGGATGAATACGACTCGTCTAATTCTAACACTATGTTGTCTCACGATGAAAGTTACTGGGACTATATTATGTCTCAGAAAGATAAATTGCGACTGATCTATCATATTGCTGTCGCTATCCAAGAATTACACTCCTATAATATTGTCCACTGTGATATCAAACCCCATAATATGTTATTTGTAAAAAACAAAGTAACATTAATCGATTATAATGCATCAGTGAAAGTAGATGATGCGCTCAAGGTAACAGGGAAGAGGGAACAGGGGACCCCAGGATATATGGCGAAAGAAATGTATAAAGGTTATATCAGTTACAAAGCAGATATATATGCTCTGGGAGTGACGATGCTCGAAGTATGGTTCGGTGATATTTGGCCCCATGTAACCGACCGTTATGATAAAAACAGGCGGTATGTGTTGGACTATCTATCACTCTTAGAAGACGATAACCCCTCATTACATCAATTAGTGAGGCAGTGTATTTCAGTGGCTCCACGCAAGAGACCAGACATCAGACAAGTCATCCACACACTTCAAACTATGGTTCACAAGGACAAAACTATGGTTCACAAGAACACTCCATGATTAATAGTAAAATTAAAATTCTACCTACATACTAAATAATGAATGTCTCTTTCGTAATACAAGATACACGATATTTAGAAGATTTCAAAGGTAAGTCTTTTAGCGGATTCAAAAAAAACGAAGTCATAAAAACACTCTTTCAAAACATCGAGACAGGAAAAGTTGAAAACGCATGTCATTGGATCACCGAATGTATGGTTTCAGGATACTGTTTAGAGCTACTCGATAAATTAATAGCGTATTCTTCCAAGATCGTCCATATCAACAATCCCCGATTACCCGAATACTTATGGAGGAAATACTCTTATTTTTTTAAAACCATCGATAATATTAATTTAAAGAAGCAGAAAGACTTAATCATTCATTTCCGGAACAATCAGGTCTTGCGTAATTTATTTTTTGATATCGTATCTGTCATCACGATATCCCCCAAAACCAAACGATATGATAAATATCCCAAGATAAACGAAGACAGTGATTTTCAATTTGAGACGATTAAACAACGACTTCATGCGCAGTGTAATTTTTGTCCGGATATATTGTTTAAATTCACGGATCCCGAGGAGTTACGAGTGGTCGTAAACGAAATTATGTTTCATTTTAAAAATATCAATTCAGGATATGACAATTGCTGTTATTGGGTGGCATGGATCTTTCAATGGGAGAAGAAAAATAAAAAAATGAAACACAAATTCGAGATAGATGAACGTGATATCTCGGATGTCAAAAAAAATCTACGGAAAGATGTTGTGTGGCTCATATGGTCGGCCATTCTGATAGAAGCGAGTGAACGAGACACCATCGTGAAAACACAGATACAATCTCTGTATAAACTGTTCAAATATGAGTTTTCTATGCCTAAACGCAACGCAAAAATCCCGCTTATCTATCATGCCATAGGATACTTAACCCATACCGTAAATTACGCAGTTCCTATTATAAACGATAAAAAAATATACATACAATGTCAGTGTAATGTGAATCAAATGTTCGCCTTAACGAAAGTTTTGGAGCATACCGGACCCCCCAAACCCCCACCCCACAAAGAAAAGAAAAAACAACCCACTATCCAAGCCGAGCAATTACATGACAGATTTTCTATTTTACGAGATATAGATACTCTATTGTCTTAATCCCCATATAAATTTAAAATTCGGAAGGGATGTTTATACGTGACATGTTTAAGTTTATCTATCAGATGTGACTGTAAACCCACCAATACCACGGCCGCAGTGACTTCTCTAAATTTAGTCAAAAATTGGTTGCCTTTGATATTCAACGCGCGAGTGACTTTATTCATAATAACTTCACTGATAACTAACCATATAACAGAGGTAAGTAATATTTGAGCGATAATTTCCCCCATGATGACTACGTTACTTTTTTCTTTGTCTAGAGGTGTAAACGCGTGGTCAATGATAGGTGATATAGTGAATAGTGCTAGTAAATATAATATGCACACGATGACTACTGTAAGATATATCATATATATATATACTATTATATTATAATTTATTGGTTGGTAGATCCAAACCCTCCATCTCCTCGCGTGGTGTCTGATAAGGTGTTCGTTAATTCAAAGGTAATCGGACATAATGTGGGAGAACACAGTTGAAACAGTCGCTGTCCGGTCACAACAGTATAGTCTTCCTCAGAGGTATTATCGACCGCCGCCATAATTGTTCCACGATATCCCGCGTCAATGATACCTACTGAATTTGCCATGCGTAAGGGTGTTTTAGATATTGAGGAACGTGGGTATAGATAATAGGCTACGTTCGTATTCTTATCTTTATCAGGATAGGCTTCACAACGAATACCGAAAGGGATGAATGTGGTAGTCTTGGCCGGAATAACCTTATCTTCATAAAAGAATAAGTCTAATCCACTATCACCCGCATGATGAGTTGTGTGGTTTTCATAGAGACTTGCTACGTGTGAATTTTCGGGTAGGATGGATAGATGCATGTATAGTTGTTCTTAGATGGTTTAGTCTTAAGTAGTAAATGACTTCTATAACATGTCTCAGGTAAGAACCATAACTTTCGGTTCATACCGTCACGGACGTTATACGATTCATTTATTTATTTATATTGAGAATATTCTCGGAGTTCACGTCTCCCGCTTCATCCACCACCCGACTGAGATCCCCGTCTTCCGCCTCATCCACCAGTTTGTCCCGAGGAGCCCTGGTTCGCGAAGGGTCATCCGCCACCCGTGGTGCGAACCTTCTTCTTTTTCTTCACAGTTTTGAGTTTCTTCTTACTCGGTTTTGTTTTGATGTTAATATGGGATTTCGTTTTATATGTTCGTAAATATCTCTTCATCTTACCCGTAACATCTTTACCTTTGCGTGATACTCGTTCACTTTCACTCATAGACCTCCACTCAACCACACTCGTTACATCAGTTAGATAATACTTAGACTGGACCTTTACTACGAAGCGATTGTCCAAGCGCATCATCCTACCAGCTGTTCGTCCTGGCATGTTATAAAATACCGTATATATTAATTTAACTTTAATTCTCGTCTACAAAGGGGGCATGTCTGTTCTTTTTGTAACCACTCTATAATACAATGTGTATGGAAACGATGCTTGCAATCCAAGACGATTGTCATAACTCGTGGTGAGAAATTCTCGAAACATATGGAGCATGGTTCGTCTAGTTTCATAGTATCTGGCGCATTATCTGGCATGCCCTGCGAGTTATCCATATTACTCTGCGGGTTTTCCATATCTTCTTGATGTGCGATTATATAGGTTTGGAGTGTTTCTGGATTACATGTTTCGGTATTCCTGGCGGATGATCGCGATACTGCTGGTCGCACCGTATAATCTAATCCCAGATATCTTTGGATACCTCTTACTGTGCAGAGCACACCACGGTTACAGGTACACATGACAGCTAAGAGTATCAAGGAAAACGCCATAGAATTAAACAAAAAAGCAACCGGGTCCGCATCCATAACAGAGGTGTGGTTGACTGAACCATGTCCTTCGTTAGTTATTTTGTGATTGTCGTTAGTATCAGTCTTATTATCATATGTAATCATATTTGACATTATAGTTGACATTATAGTTGTAATCATCCTTATATTATAGTATAAAGTATTTAAATAAATTCTAAATACTTTATAACAAATGCCCATACCCTTTGATCTAGATGCACTCACTTCCACCATATCTAAAGTCAAGTCAGAGTTACGAACCATAGATAGAGAGGAATCCATCAAACAATATGGGACGTTTTTGGATTCGAAAGCAGAAATAGCCCAATTATACATACTTTTTTTATTTTTTGGAGTACATGCGGATATCATCCAACAGTTCCCTGTTACGCAACACTACGACCCCGATTAATTTCTACGCTACTAGTATAAATGAACCCAGTGAAAGTATTTGAAAAAATGTGCGACCCAGCTAAATTATATCTAATGTTGTCATTTGTGAGTGTGATAGTGTATATGGTTCATTTTATGCGCAAGGGGCCAAAGAAAGGTAAGGGTCAGCAAACATATTCAGTAAAAGAACTCGGACTTCAAGTAGGCTTGATGTTTATCTGGACGCTCGTATTAAACAAGGTGTGCTCCTTCAAATACGGGGAAAAGATATCATGGTTCTTGGTATTTTTACCTGTCCTATTCATGATAATCATAATGATACTCGCGTTCAAATTGGTGGATGAATTAGATTTATCGAAAGGTGATATCCATCAACTATTGGATAAGATGAATAAGAGAGAAGAAGACGATTTAGAAGGGTTTCAAGGGTGTGGGGATTAATATATATACTGTATAGTATAATGCCACGGAATAGACGGGATTACACTAAGCGAAAAAAAGTTCGTACGAAACGACCTGCTAAGAAACGATCTGCTAAGAAAAAGAGACCTGCTACAAAAACAAATCGTACACAAAACCCACCGCAACCGTATACTATATCTGATAAAGGTGGATTAGGACTAGAAAATATTATGAAAAAATTATTAACTCCCAAAAATATTCAATCCGCATCTAACATAGCGTCCCAACTGGCAGGTCCAGGTAAACTAGATTCCAAAGTTATTCGGACTATGGGTAGGGGTAATAAAATGCAACAAAACGTATTTCATAAAGGATACGCTAACGGGGTATTGGATGCGATCAAGGAAATGGAAAGGCTGGCTGATATGGGTTATGCACTGTAAGTAAGTGATTACTTACGCACTACAAGCCTCACATTCATTTGGATTCACCGTAAACTGTAAGGCCGCGCTCGACGGCCTAGTCCTCAGATAATAGAGTCCTGTTTTGAGACCTTTTTGCCAGGCATAAAAATGCATCGAGGTTAACTTCCCTGTATCGGGTGCCGCCATAAATAAATTCAAACTTTGTGATTGACAGATATATTTACCTCTGTCGGCTGCCATATCAATAATATCTTTTTGTGAAATCTCCCATACAGTCTTGTATCGTTCCTTGAAACATTGCGGAATATCAGGAATATTCTGTATCGACCCACCGTGTGAAATGATTTTATTTTTCATCTCTGACGACCATTGCTCCGAAAGCATTAGGTCTGCTACTAAATAGTTATTTAGGACCATATAATCGCCTGCTAAGACACGCCTCGAATAAATATTCGTTTGCGGTGGTTCGAAGCATTCATAATTACCCAAGATTTGGGCGGTGGAGGCGGTAGGCATAGGCGCAACTAACAGACTATTCCTCACACCGTATGTCTGAACCTTCTCCTTGAGAGCGGACCAATCATACCTTTGGGATGCTTTGCTAGTGGATGCTTTATTATCCGAAGACCACAGGTCAAATTGAAAGTGACCCTTGTGGAGAGGGGACCCAATAAATGAACTATACGATCCTAAATATGTACCTCTATCTAACTCTTCGGGTATAGTAGAGATAGAGGCATCGTTAGCCTGAATAAGACCCTCGCGTTCTTTCGCCAATTCCATCGACGCTTCCATCGAGGCATAATAGATAGTCTCAAATATATCCTCGTTCAGTTGTTTGGCCTCATCACACGCGAAAGGTATTTTCATCTCCATAAATACATTCGCTAACCCCTGAACACCCAATCCGATGGGTCGATGGCGCATATTGGATGTTCGTGTCTCTTTTGTCGGATAGTAATTATAATCGATAATATTATTCAGATTACGTGTCATAACTTGTACCACATCTTTGAGTTTATCAAAATCAAAGCGAGGTCTTACAAATCTCTCTAATTCTTCAAATCCACCTATGAGTTCCATACCTCCGTTACGAGTGTTGTATATTTTGGGGAATGTTACCTTTACGGGTATTTCATTAGACAGTAATAGTTCTTTATAAGACACCTCTTGATAGTTGATGCGTAATCTATCGCATAGATGCTTGGCCATCATACAATACACACAATTCGGTTTGGAATATATCTTGAGTGTGACGCCCTCCATAGATGGTTTCACTAAGCATTTTTTAAGAGATACCGATGCCAGATTACATACGGCCGTTTCTTCAGGTGATGAATACTCGATGACCTCGGTACATAGATTAGATGATTTAATAGTCCCTAGATTCTGTTGATTGGACTTGAGGTTGCACGCATCCTTGTATAACATATAAGGTGTCCCTGTTTCAATCTGAGAAGTTAAAATAGCGTTCCAGAGTGTGCGTGCCTCAACCTGCCTGATGTAGGATCCGTCCCCCTCCAACGATTCGTATAATTGTTTAAACTCTGGTCCACAGACATTGGATAGCGTTTGACAGTCATGAGGACACATCAAACTCCACCGTCCATCGGCCTTTACACGCTCCATAAATAGATCAGGAATCCATAGCGCATAAAATAAATCGCGTGCTCGCTCGAGTTCGTTTCCGTGGTTTTTCTTGAGCTCGAGGAATTCAAAAATATCGGCATGCCATGGTTCGAGGTAAATAGCGAATGATCCGTTACGCTTCCCGCCTCCTTGGTCAACGTATCGTGCCGTATCATTGAACACCCTCAGCATCGGAACGATGCCGTTAGATTTACCGTTTGTTCCAGCGATAAATGAATTAGTCGCCCGAATGTTATGGATGTGGAGTCCTATCCCACCCGCGTGCTGGGAAATAGACGCGCAATCGGTCAGCGTATCATATATCCCTTTGATAGAATCTTCTTTCATAGAGAGGAGGAAACACGAAGCAAATTGTTCTCGCTTTGAACCAGCGTTGTATAGGGTGGGTGTCGCGTGCGTAAAATAATGAGATGACATTAACTCATAGGTTTCGAATGCTTTCTGTAAATCGTGGCGGTGGATGGCTAATGCAACACGCATAATCATATCTTGAGGACGTTCCACAAACACATTATTCACTTTATACAGATAACTTTTTTCGAGGGTTTTGAAACCAAAGAAATCAAAATCATAATCTCGCTGATAATCTATGACTTGTTCAATTTCCTCGGAATGTGTTTTCACTAGCGTATAGAATGCTTCATTCACAAGTGGCGTAGAACGCTCATTTGTAATCGCGTTATATAGCATTGATACTTTGTTAGTAAACGATGTTTCGGTATTTTTGTGATGATTGGAAACGACAATCCTCGAGGCAAGGATGCTATAATCAGGATTCGTGGAATATAGTGATATCGCTGTTTCGGATGCCAGCGTATCTAGTTCGGATGTTTTCACTCCATCATAGATTTCCGAACAAACCTTCTGTGCGATAATGCTTGGGTCAACCGTCAATGTATGGGTAAATTCTGTTCCAAATGATAGAGCCTTCATGCGGTTTAGAATTTTGTCAAAGGATACATCCTCTAATTCACCTGATCGCTTTTGAACCCTCATATTATATTATAATGTTGTGGTGATTGTTTAAGTATAAATTTAAAAAATAAATGTACTATCATCAAATATAAATGTAAAGAATAATTTAAACCTTATACATACTATAAGTATAGTATACACATGAAAATTGCTATTTGTGGAAAGATGTGTTCAGGTAAAACCACCATAGCTAATCATATTATGAGGACGGTACCAGGGTATCAAAAATATTCATTCGCTCAAAAAGTGAAAGAACTATGTGTCGAGTTGTTCGATATGAAGAGAAAGGATAGACCTCTTTTAATTAATTTTAGCAATAAACTGCGAGAGATAGATCCCGATGTATGGATTCGCCCAGTATTACAAGAGACCAGAGGAAAAGAAAACTGTATTATAGATGATGTTCGTTATCAAAACGAAGTCGATGCCTTACTCGAAGATGGATGGACGTTCATCCAACTACATATTCCGAGCGGTTTACAACAAGAACGCATCCAGAAAGCATATCCTACTGATTACCAAGAGCATTTTGTAGCGCAAAACCATGTATCCGAACAAAATAATTTCACATTCCCTAAAGGGAATCCACCATTATCCCTGATGATTACGCGATATAATGAGCAGTCCATTATACACGATATAAATTTATTATTGATGAAACAATCAAATACACAATAAATTACCCAATCAATTTTATACAATCATTTTACCCAATATATTGGTGAAACAATAATATATGCTACTCTATATGGAGCAGAATATAGTTACCATATTCGTTCCGACTGATAAACATTATACTGTAAACCGAGTGATGTTTCGTGGTGGAAGGTATACCCACGACGCAAGTGGTCTAGCATGGTGGTATTACAACGCAAACCCTTATTCGGATAACATAACGATACATATCCATGGAGACGTTCATCAAACATATCCTAACCCAGAACATATCACTGTGGAATTTGAGGATAACGGTGTCATGTCAGAGAAGCACCACATGTCCATCGATCCAGGTAATGGTTTATTCTACAGTCAACCTATAGTGGGTCGCATCAAGAAGAAACAATCAAAAAAGAAACAATCAAAAAAGAAACAATCAAAAAAGAAACAATCAAAAAAGAAACAATCTACCAAACATAGTCAGAAGAAATCTACCAAACAGAAACGCAAGTTTAAATAATAGTTTCTAAATATCCGTCATAGTACATTAAATCCATATTACAACGAACTATGGTTTTGGAATTTATCCCGTGGTTACATCAGAGTATACCTTACGATGATACCTACGTGATTAAAGATATCCTGAATAGTATCATTCATAAAATAGTCATCTATGTGAATAGTACCCCTGAATTAGAATTTGATTATGTAGAGGATACCTTCCGTCAAAAATTTTATAAGATGATTTACACTCGTTATTACCGAGGCAAGGTGAAATCATTCGAGCCTTATGATGATGAACTGTACGAATATTTTAACATGAAATTTTCAGATGATATCTTAACCATATGGGTAGAGTGTAGAGAATTAGTGATGAGTTATAATATCCATCTATTTACTAATCGAGGTGACTGTCACCTTGATTTCATAGAGTTTTTATTTCACACGTTGTTGGTAGAGGATCCCTATATTGATAAGATAGAAGAAAATATGGACTATAGTATAGATGAATCCTACTTATAAGAAGCTTATGGCTCAACATGGGGGTTATATACCGTTTTCGGTGTTGGGGCGATCAAACGCAACCAACCGTAAAGAGAGCACGAGACGTACAACTAGGCGGAAACAGGTTGTCCGAAGAAAGCGACCGAATGGCGGTCAATCTAAACGACTATATCATATACTCCATAGGCCACGGTATGCTCCTGGGACTATGTTGCGGTCTGATAGACAATTATATGAATTATCGTCTGATAAACAATGGATAAAAATATAAACAATGGATAAAAATATAAACAATTAATATATGAATACATTTGATATCGTATTGATGAATATTATATGTTATATGGGGGGCATGCTATCAGGATTAGGTATGTGCTTTAAATTTAGGAAACATCTCTTACTAAAAACAAGTAGCAATGAACAGTTAAATGACATATTAACCAGTATACATGGTGAAATAGATAACACGACTAACGCGGGTCCGCCCATAGCGGACGGTCAACCTACGGCCAGTGCTCAACAACCTATGGCCAGTGCTCAACCTATGGTCAGTGCTCAACCTATAGCCAACGGTCAAACGATGGTCTTAGCGAGTGCACCTCCCCAAGAATTTGTGATACGAACCCTTTAATTATTAGAATATAATAATATCTATATATATATATTATGAGGAAGAGTAGGAGAAACCGTTCGAAGAAAAATATTTTGAAGAGTAATCGTCGAACATCCAAGTCACGAACATCCGGTTTACGGAGGTGTAAGCGTCCTTTACATAGATCCCGTAAGAAAAAAACGGTGCGTTATAAGCGTGTGAATGGTACAAAACGTATTATGGGTGGGGATTGGAATCTCATCCACCAGGATCCGTCTGGTATCACGTACGAAATGTATGATGATGGATTATATTACAGGGTCTCTTACCCTCGCAATACTCCATTGAGCGTTGGTAAAAACATATACATAGATACACTGATCACTAGCGGCACGAAATATATCTACCGTGACGGCGTCGCTCTAGGAGTTACTACGCCGTACGAATTAACACTACACTCTATAAAAGTTGGTAAGAAGAGTGTGTTATTGGAACAAACAACGAACCCAACGTTGCACAAATTACTCGCCAAACAGTCTGTGCGTATATTGACATTTAAGAAAACGTGTATGGAGGGTCGTTCGATAGCGTGTCGAGATAACCCAGCCTAACAGTAATATATTGTTTTAATTATTTCCAGTATAATTCTTTTTGAGGGATTGTCTTGTTTTGTAAGAATTGTACGAATTCATTATCTATATAGATAGTCAGGGGTTGGGATTTTATCGTGGGGGATTTGGAGGTCCAATGTGATTGGGTTAACAGGACAGTCAGGTTTAAGATTCGGCGAATGGGTCCGTTATTATATTTTACTTTTTTCTTATGTTTGACCGCCCATTCGCACTGCATGGCTTCTTTCATAGTTTGGAACCCATCGATGATACAGATAGGATACCAAACCGCACGCTTACTCGTATATTTCGCTCCTCCCTGTAGTTCTTTATTATGCTGTCTCCACCGTTTCAAAAAATCGTTGGTCATCCCCACATACGATAAGTTATCCGATTTCAAAATATAGACAACGTATGTCATCGCTAGTTATCTACTAGAGACATAGATTTAAATTATAATTCACTTTCTCCGATAAAATAAACAATAGGGTTTTTGTGTGAGTAATTCGTTTTCACTGACAACCCTCACCGTTGTATCGTTGTATTCCCTCCATACACCGTCTAATTCATTCTTACACATCGCATAATAATGTCCTCCTCCAAGTGATCCACTCTGAATACAGATACCTGATAATTGATAGTGTTTCCCCCTATTGTCGTAATCGATCAAGTAATCTTCTAAATCAAGTTGGAGAGGATACTCTATATATTTGTCTTTTTTATGTCGTTTGGAATATCTCTTTAATAAAATAATGAGGACTTGCGACGTTTTCCATAGTTTTATTTTTTTATCGGGTTGGACCTGTTCTTTACATTTATCACACGTCCAGCTATTCTCACAATCTAACGTTATTTTTCGAGTGTATGATGACAAACAATCGTAGATAGTTTCGCTAGACTCGGGTATTTCGAGCGATAACACCATATACGGGTCAAAATTCACGGTAACATAATCACAGTTTGTGCAGGACGTGATCGATAGTTGTTGTGAATAAAACGTTTGAATGATATACGAATAGTCGTGGGAAAAGAATTGAGACCACGATTCTACCGATTTCACTTGAAGTCTTTCCAAGGGAGTGGTGGGAACCCCTTCCACCGATATATTGGCCTTTGTCTTACTCGAGCGATGGATCAGATCCATGAAAATATTCATAAATTCTTCCGTATCATTTTGATGGAAGTTATAAAAACAGATATCGTTTCGTTTACAAGTTTTCATAAATTCTTGTAAGAAACTTTGGGGGGCGATCATAGAGTCTCCTTCATTCTCCCACAACTGCTTTTGAAGGATATACCACTGTTTATAGAGGTTATCCGAGGTTGATAGATACGCGCGGAACTGTTCATTCTGTGGATGGAACTCTAAGAGGTGACTCAGGCATTGTATTGCAGAGTTCATATAGCACGTATTACCGAGGTTGGCTAACCCTTTGTTACCGGCTTGGGAAGGCATAGTATACATGCTATGATAGAATATTCTTTAGGTATAAACCATATAAAATAAAATCTATGCTAAGGTATAAAATAATGGGAGGAGGACTTATGCAACTTGTAGCTTACGGCGCTCAGGATATCTATCTTACGGGTAACCCGCAAATCACATTCTTCAAGGTTGTCTACCGCAGACACACCAACTTCTCGATGGAAGCGATTCAGCAGACTATCAACGGTACCTCGACCATTGGTACGGCCGCGTCCACAGGGACGGTTACCATTTCCCGCAATGGTGATTTAGTATCCAAGCTCTATGTTAGATGTGACCAAGACACTGCTAACGGTATCAACGGTGATAAACTTATTTCGGAGGTCGAACTTGAAATCGGCGGTCAGCGCATTGATCGTCATTACGAAGAATGGAATCAGGTCTGGGCCGAATTAACCACCCCTGAATCCAAGGCAGCGGGTTACAAATACCTCACAGGTGGATTTACCAATAGTTTAGTGTCTGGTGCCGGAACGAACCAGCAGTCGATCATGGTTCCTCTTCAGTTTTGGTTCTGCCGCAACCCGGGTCTTGCTCTTCCTCTAATCGCGCTCCAATACCACGAGGTCAAACTCAAGTTCACCTGGGGCATTGATACTAATGTTGGACGCGATGGTAGCGCTGCGACACCAACCTGCGAAGTATGGGCCGATTACATCTACCTTGACACCGATGAACGCCGTCGTTTCGCCCAGGTTTCCCACGAATACCTCATCGAGCAAATCCAACGCGAAGCCGTTGATGCTGATAAAACATCCTTAAAACTCAACTTCAACCACCCTGTCAAAGAACTGATTTGGACGAGTGGTGCTAACACCGCGTGGACCACCCAAAAATGTAAGTTACAGCTAAACGGTCATGATCGTTTCGCCGACCAAGACCGCGAATACTTCCAGGTTCGTCAACCGCTCGATTGCCACACGGCTGTCCCCGGTTTCAATGTTAAGGAACTGGAAGCACCTGTTCTAAGTTCTAATCCCGTTATATTTGCCGCAAACGCTGCTGCCCTTGACACCGCCGATAACGCGGCCACTCTTGAAATTACAGGAACGGCGGGTGGCGCAACTATTGAACTTGGTTCTAATTTCGTTGGAACTATTGTGGGTCAGACTTCTGTTAAAGTAGGTGATATATTACAAGTAGTTAATTCGATTGATGGTAGCTCCTCCGCCGACGATACTGAATATTATCAAGGCCGAGTAAAATCAGTTACAGCAGGCACCAACGCACTTACTATTGTAGTCACATTCGATGATGCGGGGACGGCAGCCATCACCACCACCGATACCACCACCGTCGATAGTCGTGTTAGTGTTATTAGAGTTGGTCGTAGTCAAAACCCCCTATCCCGATGCTCCCAGTTAGCCAAGGATGTCAACGTCTACTCGTTTGCCCTCAAACCCGAAGAACACCAACCCTCGGGAACCTGCAACTTCTCTCGCATTGATAACGCGCAATTGGTCTTCGACGGCACCACCGGCGTCGATAAGGTATATGCCGTCAACTACAACGTCTTGCGTATCATGTCGGGTATGGGTGGTCTCGCATACTCCAATTAAGAGTATTCTCGAGAGTCTGTCTCGCATACTCTAACTAAGTCAGTGTATCGCTAACTATCTAACACACCATTTCCTAATTCATAACTTATAAGTTTTTCATAAAGTATCAATCTAAATTGATAATATTGTAAGGTTAATTCCTCTGTATTTTTTTTCTATGCTAAGGTATAAAATAATGGGAGGAGGACTTATGCAACTTGTAGCTTACGGCGCTCAGGATATCTACCTTACGGGTAACCCGCAGATCACCTTCTTCAAGGTTGTCTACCGCAGACACACTAACTTCTCGATGGAAGCCATTCAACAGACTATTAATGGTAGTGTCGCTGCCGATGGGCGCTCCACGATTACTGTTTCTCGTAATGGTGACCTTGTTAGTGGTTTATGGGTTCAGCACACCGGTCACTCCACTGCCGGCGTAAATGAATCCGCTTTACAGTTAAAAACTACTGAAATAGAGATTGGTGGTCAGAAGATTGATAAACAATATGGTCACTGGAATGAAGTCTGGGCCGAATTAACTGAAAATAAAACCGGCGCGTGGCGTGGACAGTTATACCAGAAGACAACTGGTTGGGGTGCAGGTGTTGCTTCCGCTACTGCTTGTGTGCCTATTGACGGTGCTGTCGCAGATGTTTGTCTACAGCCCTCCGTACGCATGGATTCGCGTGTTGTATATACACCTTTAATGTTCTGGTTTTGCCGTAATCCGGGTCTCGCTTTACCCTTGATTGCCCTTCAGTATCATGAAGTTAAACTTATTATTGAATGGGGTGCAACTATGAATACCACCGATCACACTATATGGGCCGATTACGTCTACCTTGACACCGATGAAAGGCGCCGCTTTGCTCAGGTTTCACACGAATATCTCATTGAACAATTACAATTCCAGGATTCAGCAAGCGCCACCACACACGAATTAAACTTTAACCATCCCGTCAAAGAATTAATCTGGACCGGTGGTTGGAATAGTAATCTGGTTGTCGCGCTCAATGGTCTTGGTGACACAGCACAACTCAAACTCAATGGCCACGATCGTTTTGCCGCCAGACCTATGACTTATTTCTCTGGTGCCCAGGTCTGGTCGCACCACACTGGACAAGGTGGACACGTTGACAATTCTATTGCGGTATACTCTTTCGCCCTTAAACCTGAGGAACACCAACCCTCTGGAACCTGCAATTTCTCAAGAATTGATAATGCGCAACTTGTTCTTAGCAGCGCCGACGCCCTTTACATCTATGCTGTCAACTACAATGTCCTCCGTATCATGTCTGGTATGGGTGGTCTTGCTTACTCCAACTAAGCAATTTAATAAAAAATATTAATATAAAATTAAAATTATAAATTATAAAATCATTATTAATTCTTTTTCCATTTTTGGTGAATAAGATTTTATTGTAATTATAATCTTTTTAAGTCTTTCTTCTAAGACTTTAACCCTTTCTTCTAATTCATTTACTTTTGAATTATCAACAGTTTCAGTTGATACTTCTTCAACAGCAACAGGGTCTTCAGCAACAGGTTCTTCAGCAACAGGGTCTTCAGCAACAGGTTCCTCTACCGCAGCAACCGGTTCCTCTACCGCAGGTTCCTCTACCGCAGGTTCCTCTACCGCAGGTTCCTCTACCGCAGGTTCCTCTACCGCAGCAACCGGTTCCTCTACCGCAGGTTCCTCTACCGCAGCAACCGGTTCCTCTACCGCAGAAACAGGTTCTTCTACCACAGGTTCTGCTTCTTCAGCAACAGGTTCCTCTACAGCAGGTTCCTCTACCGCAGGTTCTTCGCTCACGTCTACATCAGGAATAGGTTCATCCACATAATCACTCATTTTATAATAAGTAACAATAAAATAATTTATAAGAATTAACTTTACATGAATAAAAAGGACATCAAAATGGTGAATAATAGTGCTTCTTCAAACAACAAGGGTTTGAATTCTCTATCATCCCTGGCGACCGATGACCAATGGTCGATCAAGGTAGGAGCGACTTTGTTATACGCAAATTGAACGACCAAGGCCCTCAATAAAAATAACACAAGTAGCATCACTATGATCGATAGTGCGTTGGTTTTGGTTTCTCCCTCTAACAACGATTTAATCTGTTTGCCACCACCCATCATAACAAGTTTACTGAGCATATTGTATACTTCTAGTCTATATTATTTTTTGAACAGTAATTCAGTAGCTTTGGGATCTAATCGCAAGTCCAAGACTTGTTTCACGGGATTCATAATTTGGTTCGTGATGTAAAATTCATAGTCCAAGTCTAAGTTTTGTGATACGATATAATCAGGATCTTCGATACGATCACCCTGAAGGACTTTCTTATCCTTCGGTTGTCCCTTTCTACGTCCACTCTTGTACACATTATCTTTATCTTGTAACATGTCTTGGGGCAAGACACGATACGCAAAGGGCATCCGATCCCCTGGTTTGGGTTTATTCCCGGGGTCCCGTTCACCCATGCGATCGGCTAATACTTTATGCGCAATCCCTTTCGGATTCTTATAATATCCACGTAAAGACTTGGTTATCACAAATTGCCTCATCGTAAAGGTTCCCTTTCGAATATCCTCTAAGGTGTCTTTCAACCACTCAACGGTCTTATCAAAGTCTTTATCTATCATAATCTTTTCTATAACATTACCGAATACGTGCTTCACAATGGGCGCATTATCTCGCCTCTTCAAGACGATACCCATAGAATTTCGACTACAATAATCCGTTTTAAATTCATATTTATCGGCAACATATCGTTTCTTAGATATCAGGATAAATGGATAGAACGTTTTTTCATACTCTAAATCTTGGGGTTTGTAGATACCTTGCTCGGGATCTTCGATGAACGTACTATTTAGCATATTGTGGGTAATCCACTCTCCCGCGTCCTTACCACAGTCAATACAGAACTGTAAGGCTTCTTTGTCTTCTAGTTGGATTCCATTCTTATACCTGGACCATTTTATAAATACCGAATCCGTATCACCATAAATAACTTCGGGTGGCTTACATCCTTGACTTACCGCCCATGCCGATTCCCGCCACCATCGCTGCTCTACCCCATCTTTGGCATCGTATATCCGTTGTCGACCTATCGAGGTGGTACACGCGGCAAGTTTATTGAAATAGATAGGACTTGTCCTAGCACCCATCTGCCCATACACCGAATTAGCCACCAACTTGTACGATAACTGCATACCATCTAATACTTTCTTCTTAAATTCATCCTTTTCTTGTTTCAATAATTTCTTTGTGGCTTTCCTCTGACGCAAGAGGTGAGACACTACATCAGGAATAATACCCAGCGGTTGTCCCTGCTTTCTCTTTAGGAAATGACACGTAATTTTCTTTTGATGTTCATCTATTTTTTTACTAACCGTAACCTTACCTTCGTCAGTCGCATATACATAATTATCATATTCAATGGTTTCGTAATCCACCTCGGGAGTCAACCTATCTAAATATTCTTTGTCTAAGATGATAGTGTCGTGTGAAATATTCTTCTCTATGATAGAACTAGGATACAGAGACGCATAATCCACCACTCCCACAGGGTCGTCGAGGTAAATACCGGGCGTAGGGTCTAGCACAATCGCTCCTTCGTATCCGGCTCTTGGTGGTGGTGCCTCTATCTGATCTAATAAATCCTCGATATACCAATCTTTCAGACCACACCATCCTCGTTCCTCCTCTTGGTCTTCGATGATTTTTTCACGTGTTTTATCTCTACCGCCTTCCTTATAAACCTTCACATAATCATGGATTTGAAAGGGTCTCTCTAAGGTAGGCATACGAACACCCTTCAAATCACAGAATTTAGAAATCAAGGAAAAGATCTTAGCCCCTTGCCCTCTCAAATAAATATACGATTGAGGAACAGAACAAACGTTTGCCATCGCTATATTATTAGGGATGATGTCCAAGGCCAGCGTCAGGTTAATACATAATTCACAATCCTGAATACAGTATTTCGCGACTTCCGCTCGCCCTTTCGGACCCCCTGTTTTGTGTTTTTCAAATATATCTTGAGGGGATACATCGTCTTTCATTAAACACCATTCTATCTTAAAATACTCTGAGTTTTCGGGTTCCCAGGTCGATGTCTTTTTCCCTGCCTCGATACTTTCGTTAAATTTCATATACACCCCCAGAATCGATATACGGGGTTCATCGCCCGTCTTATCTAATTTATATATCTTAAACTTTTGATTATCCTGATAATAGGTTTCACCGATATTACTGTGTAAACGAATCGATACATAATCACCCACTTTCAAGTGACCAAATTCGTGGGTATATAAATGTGTGATATCTATTTTCGTATGATGGGATGTGATGTGCTTAATGTTACCACGCATAAAGTGGGCGGCCACGTTGTCTAATTTATAAGACTCCAAATTATGTCCTTTTTCGACTTCCTTTTGAAGGTCGTAGATGATGCGTCCATCCATGTTGATATAGCGGTTGTAATCCATCGTACCAAACGTGCTTACCTTGATTTTCTTTTCCCCGCATTTTTTGGTTCGATGGTTTTTCCATACAATTTTATTTTGTGAATTAATTTTTCCTAGATTCATAAATTTATATTTTTCGGATTTATCATATACACCCACCCGGTCCATCATATAGGCAAAATCAAACCCAAAGATATTATATCCCGTAATATAGTCCGGATCCATTTCTTTGATAGTTTGCGTCCACTGTAAGAGAAGGTCTAATTCACTTTTACATCGCACCACCTCAATAGTATCTAGATCCGCACATATCTCGTCATCCGGTAAATTATCTTCGGGGGCGATGACTAATATATGACGTTTATAGGGTTCGGTATCACCATACCGATGAAACACGGTGCCTATCTGAATCACTTTATCTCCCTCTACCTCAAGTCTAGTTCCATCCTCATCGGTTAATGTATTGAGTTCTTTGGTAATTGTTTGGATGACTTTATCCCGTGATTTCACATTAACCAACTTGGTCAAAAAGTCGCCCTCAAATAACTCTACAACTTTCTCGATCGCGTCTTCGCTAGGACATGCTCCTTGTTTTGTATATACGTGATTGATATAAATACCGTGTTTCTGTAATTCTTCGTTATGCTCACGACTAAACCCAGCTAATATGACACGTTTTACAAATTTCACAATTAACGTATCTATATCGATAGCGGATTGTTCGTATTGATGGAGGAGCGTATCATAGATATCAATCGCCAACTTCTTGAAGTCCTTGGTAGGTTGGGGAAAATCGCCATGTGAACTGTCACACTCTATATCAAACGAAGCGATTACATACGGTGACATAACACTATGCTCAATGGGTTTTATTGTATCTATCGTGAGACCTTTGACGTAGATATGAATGTTAGGGAACAATAGACTGGATGGTTCAAAATCATCTTCTGTGATATCCAAGTCAATCCAGTTGGCGGGTTGGATACCACTTTCGTGGATAAACCGTATGATTGGATGAATAGAGGCTTCATATAAATGGCTATCACATTGTCCGTCTGTCTCCACAGACATCCATGCCTTACAAATCTTAGGAATACGTTTATTACCTTTTACCATACGTTTCAAGGTGCTGTATGTTTCACGTATTGCTTCACAATAACTATTCATCCCACTATGAGACGAAAAGTGTAATTTAACGAAATTATAGAATATCGGTGTTTTATCAGCATTACAACGATATCCATATAACTCCTTGTAAGTCACAATATCACGCGACCTTACTTTGTAAAAATCATAGATAGGGTTATATTCATATTTCTTCCGTATGTAGGCATTAACACCATATGATTTGATTGTAAAGAAGTTATTGACATCGGATTTGGACCATGAAGCAGGAATTTTCATATAGAAATAGGGTTTATACCCCTCAAAACTACATACAATCGATTTATTATCTTCCGTTTTACCATAGAGAGTCACTATCATATTTTTCTTACTTGCGTCGTTACCATCTTCCATATCATCTGAGAGTAAATCAACGATTTGTAGTTTCATATATGTAATGTATTATTACTAAATATTTAAGTAATCAAAAATCAAATTTATAGGGTTTCTGTAAGTTATAATCGTTGCTATGGATGAATCCAAATAAAAATATAACGAATACTATGGAACAACTCACAAATTTGCTGCTTGGAGTTGTGATTATAGGGTATATGTGTCATTATGTCTATCAGAAAATGAATAAAGATACCGTAACCTCAACGATAGATGGCAGAGCATACGAAGTGCGTAAGTTACCCGATAGCCAAGTTGCTGCCGACACATTGGCAACCATCAGTCAAAAACTAACCGATTTGGTGGAACACGTGTATGCTAAGGAACCTGATAGAGATGGAGTTAGTCAATTATATAGACAATTCAACAGTCGGAATATTATTGAGAATACACCTGGAGGTCAATACACGGCCTATTCGGTTAATAAAGGTGAACAACTGGCCTTGTGTCTACGAAATAGTAAGGATGATACGTTTATCGAATTAAATTTAATCATATTCGTGGCTATACACGAGATATCTCACGTGATGACAGATGAAGTGGGTCACACCGATAAATTTTGGTCAAATATGAAATATTTATTAGAACAGGGGGAACAACTGGGTGTGTACACACCCGAAGACTATCGTAAAACACCCAAAACGTATTGTGGGATGGAAATCAATTCATCACCGTATACATTCACCTAAGGGATGGCATTCGTGTCATTCTCTTACAGTCAAACCTTCGATTTTATTTTATAACCTATTTTATATGAGCACACTTTCACTATTAGATAGTTCTACGAAGGAACTATCCAAAAGCCATAATACATGTGATATCAAGTTACGATATATCACCTCTACGAATAAGTCCGTATCCAAACAACTAGATATTTACAGGGATGACACGTGTAGGGATGTGTTATTAAAGTTATCATCGCTACAGTCCACCACCACGAGCGACCATATCTTCGCTTGGTATAAAGATGACCGCGGTAAGATAGAACCATTGGGGTTTACCTATCCCACGCTAGAGTTACATCTACCGTATACACACAAAAAATCCCTGGATACACAGTTTATCTCTGACGAGGGATACCGGATCATGGTGACGGTCGATAAAACCAAGAACCATATGCTGATAGGTGGATTTCCCCTCAAAACTCTATATTATACAACTATCTATGAGTACCTTGAGTACCTTGGTCTGGATCATAAGCATGCTATTACGGATGAGTTATGTTCTGCTCAGACCACCTTTTCGTGTAAAGATTTATACAACGGGAAATTAGTCACATACTGGCCCTTCTTATCACAAGATGATATCTATAACATCCATACATCGATTACGGCGACCAAGTTACAACTAGAGCGAGATGCGGTGAAGCACATGTCACGACAATCTGACTTAGTCTATGCGACGACCAAGTTGATCACACCCGATGAATTCGACCTAGTCCTAGCCTCCGTCTCAAACACACCAGTCTCAAACATATCAAATCCAGACAATGAAAATATAGTTTATTTGACTCGATTGTTTTCGGATATCTCGCTAGGCCCACTAAGTTCCTTGGATATGACGATTCCCTTCTCTAAAATAACGCTGGAGGATTATACATCGCGCTATTGTAAATTATTAAAAGACGCGGTCGTGGTTCAATCTATCAATCAGCAAAACTATGTTACAAAAGAATTATTCAACAAATGGTTCAAAACGCAACTCACCTCCACGTCCAGCAGCGGTGTGTCGTATATGGACGAAGCAAATTCGGTGATATTCAAACTCTACAAGAATACACGATATGTTACTCTGATCATATATTCGAACGGTCTAACGAAAATGCTGATATCAGGTAACTCGTTGATCATATCGTCTAGTTATATGAAAGATATGATAGTCGCAACGAATCAGTTTATACGCTTTCTGAATAAACAGAAAATATTTAGCGATAGACCGTTACAATTCATAGATGAATCATACGAAAGTTCCTTAGACTATATGACCACCCAATATATTTACCCCATCAAAAATTATAAGGTGGATATATTTGTGAAACTCGTCAAACATATGAATACATTTATTCGCTATAACAAACATAGCGGCACCAAAATTATCTGTATGTATAAAAAGGTGAACAAGTATGGTTTATCGATCGCTAGCGTGATATCTTCGTTGCAAAAGTCGCGGAGAAACCTTACGAGAGAGGAAATCATAGCAGAATTAGAAATGTTATTTACGATAAGCAACGATGAAGCGATAGAGGAATATGAAAATTGGGAATCTGACCCATCGTCCCAATTCGTTCAAACTAGCGAAGAAGGAGTGGAAGTCATCATAGATTTACAAGGAACCAATATAAAGATAGATGTGATAGGTGCCACGACATATGATATAGTCGGTCGAATCTATCAACTCGTAAATTTTATGATGACCTATTATGATACCTATATGTCCACGAAAAAAGACCCCGACAAACTGATCGATAAGCCTCAGAGTAGCGATATATTAGATGAACTGGCACGCCAGGAAATAGAAACTGATATGGTCATACAACAACAGCAAGCTGAAGCACAAGCTGAAGCACAAGCTGAAGCACAAGCTGAAGCACAAGAACTATCATTGGTAAGCGATACTCAAAGTCGTGAAGAACATGTCCTGAGGGTCATAGACAGTGCGGGTAACAGTTCGGCATCAGGTGATGTCTTACAATTAGATGATAGTGCCTTAGATGATAGTTCGGTATCAGGATCAGATGATTTTGATATGTCGCGTTTGGATGATAGCAGTTCATCGGGTGGGGGTAGACCTAGGCTAGGTCGTCAACAAGGTCGTCAACAAGGCGGATATAATGTGAATCGGTATTATTTAAATCGCCTCCAAAAATATGATAATGAATTATTCAAAAAACATTCGTCTATACCGCGTAAAAACAGTTTCCCTGTCAAATGTGCGCCTAATATAGGTCGTCAACCTATCGCGATAACCAAAGAGGCATTAGATAGATACAATGAATCAGGAGAAGGTGAGGGTGTGGCCTTTTCAACGGCACTGAATGTCCCCGGGAGAGACCCTAACACCTATTATATTTGTCCTAAATATTGGGATATCAAGGATGAACGTCCCCTAGATCCCGCAAAATTACACGAGTTCAACGACGCAGTGATTAACAATACTATGACTACCAGCAAGAAAAAAAATACCGATAATTATATATTAGTGAGGGATGAAGGCGGATATTGGAGCGAAGCAGGGAACGATATAGAACGATATAGAATTAAGATGTTACAAGGAAGTCATCCCGACGGATACGAATTACCCTGCTGCAATGCACCACGCAAAGGAGCGATTAAATTTTCAAAAGGATGGGAGGTAGACGTGTTAATCAAGAGTAATGGAAAATATCAATGGAAGGTGGGAACAGTTAAATCTTCTACCAAAGACACCGTCACTGTGCTACAGGGGGGGACCACCAAAGACTATCCCATTGGTGATGTCCGCCGCCACAAAAGCAGTAAGTCTTTGAGCAGTATATTCCCCCTAGATATCGACACCTATGGATACGTGAGTCCCATCATTCAACAATTCGTACAACATACCGGAGATATACGCGACGTCAGCGGTTTAATTAGAAAGGGAGTATACAGAGGGGGAGCGAAGGGGGACCATTCTCTACTCGAATCGCTATCAGAACAATTGATAGACACCAACCCTACTGCCGATGTATTACGAAAACACATATGTGCTGATTTACGAACTCTTTATAAACAAAATACGGCTATCATACAGTCTATCGCGAGTGGTGGCTTCATCAATAAATTTAAAATGAACACCGTGGAATTTTCCCACAACCAAAGTATTCAGTTTTTAGTACACGTCAAAAAAACATATGCGTTCGTGAATATCAATATCAAACGCATACAGAAAGCACGCAATAATAAGGGTAAGAAACCATTGACACCTATCGAGATATTTAAGAGTATCTTACACAAGGGTTCCACCAACCAACGATTACAACTAACGAATGAAATGAATATCTTTTCATCTATCATTCAATTTGAATTATATCTCAACGATACCTATGAATTTATCACGGATGAATATATGATTCCCGTGCTAACCACCATCGCGAAGTATCCTGGAACAACGTTTCCCAAGGTGATCTCGAATCTATCGATCGTTGTCTTGGAAGGGATACAAGAAGACATCATTATGTCGCCACCTCTAGGGGGATTTCCCAACCTCTCAAATGCGATGATTATTTTGTATAAAGAACGAAGGAATCTATACGAACCTATCTTTTATAGAAAATATTCGAAGAGTGAGGGAAAACATATATATGAAAGTATCATTACGGAACCGAATGAAAGCAGTGAATTTTATGAAGATAGAGATACACTCGTCACGATACACGAATCTATCCAAAAACGCATCGATCAGTTTATCAACGACATGGAAAGTGAGGGGAACGAAGGGACCACTATGCTGACGTTACCAGAACTCACGATCATTATGAAAGATTGCGACCTACCCATTCATAGTTATGTATATGATTCCTACTATAAGGTGATATATATACAGACCACCAATCAAGTATATATTCCCGTACAACCCTCGCCTATCGAGGTTCACATGAAATTGGTGTATTTTCCCACAATCTTACAAACAAACTACCCTACGTATGGTGATGTCGTCAGCACCTTGGATAGAATCACAAAACAGAGTCAACGGGATATGTTTGTGAATTATTCCTTATCCGTGGTGAATGTATCCGTTCGTTCGTTACAATTATGTATTAAGGAACTCATATTTACGAACGGTGTCTATATTCCCATTCAAGATGAAATATATGACGATAAAAAGCATAAGGAAGATGTATCTATTATGGAAAGTTATGCGATGATCGATAAAACGATCGGATTACGTGAACATAGAACCGATAAACGTGTCGATTATGTGCGAAGGCAAGACTATATGAAACATAGCCAACATATGTTCTGTCAAAAGGTATATATCTTTCTTCGTGAACATCCAGACATAGTCGATGAAATACACACCATTAAAAATCATCCAATCATGTTGCGACAACATAAATCGGAAGCGATATATACGATATTAGACCCCCACGCACGGTCATTGGTGACTATCGTAGATGATAGAGATGATATGGTAGATGTTGATATGGTAGATGTTGATATGGTAGATGTTGATATGATAGATGTAGATACATATGATCCAACGGTGTTCATTCGATCTATCAGCGATATAAGTGGAACCTCCATGAATGCTGAAATGGTGTATTATAAACTCATCAAGCAAATGATCGAATGCTTGATAAACTATAGCGAGAGAGATTATGAGAGATTCTTACAATTGGATATCAACATATCCTCACTACATTCACATTTACATGATAATGAATTATTATTTTCCTATCACGATATCGTCCATGATACCCACTTAGAGTATTTCATACGACAAAGCAAATATATTCGTAATCACCTGCTACACGATGAACCCATCCAGTTTTCCAAATTAGTTCAGATACACCGTTTAAAGGATAAAACGAGACAACGAGTTCAGGGGGAGTTCACCAAACAGTATCCCCATATACTTCATACCTTATTTGGTAGAAAATTAACGTTGCTATCCTATACGAATGAAGAATACTCCGAGGCCATGGTGATACATCGTATCCTCAGCGACATGTATGCGGATGATGACATAACGATGCCATTGGTTCAGTCTCTGATAGGGAGTGAGAAACTACACCAAGACAGTTTGGATGCTCTTGCGAATAAATTTACAAACAGTGGGTTTTGTTGTATTTCAAAACTCCAAACAAAACGCTTACAACACGATATCATGACAGCCTACCACCGCAAACATGATGATATGAAAGTGGTGGTCTTATACCAGACTGAGGATAGCCTTATCCACGTTCAAAAGAAAACGGGTGAATTTGTCATGGGTGATTTACCGTAATTACCATTGACCTGGACCGTACGTGTCGTCCATCCACGCGTTACCTATGGCGCTACCGGTGCTGCCGCCACTAACCGGTGGGGCTGGTGTAGGTGCTGGTGTAGGGGCTGGTGTAGGTGCTGGTGTAGGGGCTGGTGTAGGTGCTGGTGTAGGTGCTGGTGTAGGGGCTGGTGTAGGTGCTGGTGGGGATTGAGGACTGAGACCGGGTTCAACAACAACTATATCTGCGGCGTTTTCCAGTGTAAAGATTTTCTCAAAACTCTGGGGCGGATCCGTGAAATTCAATACGATGTTTTGAACGCACCAATCGGGAAGGTCGCCTGTCCTAGTTCCCACTAGATTGAATCTAAGTTCGGTTGCTCCCTCTAATAGATATAATTTCATGATAGGTGCTGATCCGCTGCTAGCTACATCCTGGGCCTGGGGTTTTATGATACCCCCTCTCTCTATATGTATCTTTTGAGGTTTGATGAGTCTGTCTGCGCGTTTGAAACCCAATGAGGTTCCATCACTTTGTGTCTCATCGTCACCATCGTGTCTACCCCACACATTATCATCGGTACCTATAATTTCAGTGTAGATGTCTTCACCTGGAACTTGATTGTACATGAAGGTGAGACTATTATCAGTTATATCACCTAGTATAAATTGTTTATTATTATTAATTGGGTTATCTAGTACCCCATTTACCAGACCGTAATTATCACTTAAAAAACCATCGTATTCACAATAGCCGTCACCTTCGCAATCTGACCATTGGCTACCGTTGTATACATCAACTGCAAACATCATCGGATTCACCTGACTCTCTCTACCACCTAATAACATATCATTCCAACTGGCTACGGGTCCATCTCCAACCCCATAACATATATTATACGGTGATAAATCATCTGCAGAAGCCCCATCAACAGCCTCGGTCGTAGGATTACACGACGAGGCATATATAGGAGCACTATCGCTAGGATAACAGGTGTCATTAGACCCAGAATAACATCCTGCACTACTACTTATTGTAACTAGACTCACTTGTCCATCTCCACCATATTCCGTATATCCTGGTATATTCATACTAAAACTATCCCAACCAGTCGTAGGGTTAAATGTGGTTGCGTAGCCAGAACCCAATAATCTATAAAAATAAGGTAGTACCAACGGTTTCGTACCGTCTAAACCAAGGATACCTTGGATATTTTTAATATTATGTTCATCGCTGTACACCAAACTGATGGTGCACGGATAATATTTCACACCGTAAAACAGTTCTATCGGTTCTTCGAACTGGACGCTGATAGTGACGTGGTTGGAAGTGAGCAAATAACAACCTTCGTCTGTATTGGTCGCAAAACTAGTGGGATATTTGATACCGTAGTCCATGCAGATATCTGAATTGATAGCACATAACGTTCGACACTGATCGACTAGCGTCGAGGTGGAAGAGCCATGAATCTCTGGTTGAGTTGAAACAGGTTGAGTTGAAACAGGTTGAGCTACATTATATTCTCCTATAAATTCCACACGTGAGGAACATTCATCACCGCTAAGATACCTACGATCGTCTGAACAGACATCTCTTGCTAGGATATTACTGTGGCAGACGTTATTCGCATAGTCACAACCCACATTAGCAGTACACTCGGTTTCGGTGAGCACCGCACAATTTGTTAACAGCGTTTCATCATACGGCGCAAGAGTTCCGTTACTCGTTGTCGTGGATAGGTCAGGTAAGAGGGTGTGTGTTGGTAGTTCGTTAGATTGAGCTATGCCTACGGCACTCGTAATCGCCGCCTCATTCTTATATAACGTTATATCGTTCATTACCTGTTTATCGATACATCCGGTAGATAGCATAGTATCGCTATAACAAAATCCCTTAACCTGTCCATCGTAATCTATGGAGGACGGTGTAGGAGACACCTGTTCTGTTAATCTATTACAGGTAGTACGATCATTAAAATCCTCTTCGCTTGGCGACATATTTTGAAACACATCAGGATATATATAGTTTGTATTGGTCGTTGGGACTTCACATGTACTATTTGGGTCCACGGCCCCGCCCCTGGTTAGATAATTGACAGTGGGACTATGATTCGGTATAGGTATGTAATGATATAAAATATTTTCATATTGGTACGAATTAGCGGTGCGTACCGTGCATTTATTTTCATCTGCCGCATTCGGATTCCACGAGCACTGTGTTATATCCGAACATATATCTTCTTCTGTGATATCTCTACAAAACATATTCGTAAGCATATTATATTCTTGCGTGGCATCGGTGCTCAGCGTATTATGAGTAGGGATAGCTGGATCATTGAAATTAACATATCCTTCAACACCCACCATACTTTGAACCACTTCACACCCAGACCCCAGGTTAATGCATGCGCTATAATAATCATTCAAACTTTCACTACTAGTATGTAAGTGATATAATGGCGATAAAGTCGCATCGACTGAGACCGTACCATAAGCCGTTACATCACAATTTGTCCCGTCCGGTGCGTCCAGGGTAGGGACACAATCGCTTCGTATATTCGCGTGTTCAGTCGTCCTATCATAGCACTGACCTTCACCTTGGGCATTTTCACCATATATTCCGTAGAGGTTATTGACATGACCACATACTCCACAGTCTCCCTCGGGAGTCACTATCTGATTGGTATCGTTACATGACATACATCCACCGCCAGCAATGTTGGATGAACCCGTAGGACAACTCACACATATCGGATTTAGGGGTGGTTGGTTTGGTCGGGGTGTATCGACCGTATTACACCGACATTCTACGTCCCCATCTTGACCTTCTTCTTGACCATATAAACACTGTTCATAGAAAAAGGGTGTTCCCATCTGGGTCCCACTACTACTTTGAATGTATCCAGGATATTCATGTAAAGGATACTCTTGGATAGGTTCGCTAATACGTGGGTCAAAGTGTTTGAAAAAGAGACCCCGGGAAGGACTGTATGTAGCGGAACCATGGTAGGTGTTTATCGTGGGATTGTCTCGTATATCGTAATATCGTCTATAATTATCGATTATATCGGCACCTGATATATCTGTCCCTGTTATCGTAGTCGTTATCTTTCCCATCGCTGGATTACTTAGTTTTGTGACGTTGTAACCAGTGGTCGGAACCCACTCACTCCACGGCATGGACGATGATCCTTGAAGTCCCGATAATTCTGATAAGGGTTTCGAGGGATTTGTCGTCGGTGTGGTCGTTATATTGTCGTTCACATTCGAGGTGTATACCGTATTCCATGCATCGCTATTACACAAACAGCAATCAGAGGCATAGTCTAGTCCGGAACACGTAATATCACCTGACTGATTGATTAAATCTGCACACGACTCATTCGTCTCGGCGCACGCAATACTATGGGTTTTTGGGTGACCGTCTTGTGTAATCACATAATATGAATTATCCTGAGTTACGGGAACTACCGTTTGAAGGTTACCTATACCGTCCATATGACCCTGTATGTCGTCCGTTGAAATACGACAAGACATCTTACCGTCATATAAGGTACAGGTTCCAGGCGTATCGCTTGTATAACATGATGTTCCCTCCGCCTTTGCACGCATAGTGGTCGTGTCAAAACATGTTTCACTGACAATGTCGCATCCTCCTTCATTCGTTAGTCCGGTACTGCCACATCCTGAATCTACGGTCTGATTAGTATCGTCGCCATACCCGTCCCAATAATAGGTTTCCAAGGGTTCGATGATATCGGTAGGGAACACACACATATGAAACATAACACAAATGACTAGTATACACAGTAGTATATTTACATTGGTAGTCGCCATATATAATGTGTATATATAAAATAATGATTCATTGAACCTTAGCCAGTGTTTTCACAGCACTCGGACGCAGCATTACCTGCGCTATAAAACTGAACTCCCGATTTTAATTCGGTTCCATTGTCACATGTGTTACCCTGAGCCCACGTAGAACACAGACCTGTGGGATCTATACCGTCGATAGTGGAAGGACCAACATTACCGGCAGCAACACTACCGGTGGCATAAAGACTATATGATTCAGTCTCAATACCCGGGTCTACACAGCATATGTCTTCTGGACTTCCTTCTCGACCATATACGCCTTGTGGATATAGTATCGCGGATCCGGAACATGCCCCCGACCAAGTAGAACACAGTGATTGTCCGGGTGAATTAGTGGGACTCCAGCGATAATAATGGGATAACGAATCATCAAGAACGTTGGTGCGAGGCATCCTATGCACGGCCCTACACTTGGTATCGACGGGATTCTCGCTAGGTGAACTAGCCACCCATGGTGCGACTTTCGCCCCTGAAAAACTCGCTGGGATAGACGTACCGGCTCCCCCCCCAGTTAGAGATTCGGGGACACACATTTTTCGGTCCGTGTCGGTATTACTTATCTGCCATCTGTTATTGACCCACGTCACATGTTTACATATACCCGTGCTAGGTGATTCAACCATATACTCTTTCGCATTTACAGTTAGTTCGTCACATGCTTCATCGACTGTTTCGCAGGGATAGAGAGCATTCTGACACCCTTCATCCGTGAATAAGGCCACCGTGTATTGGTCGGGGTCAGGGTGTTGTAAATTCTTGAGAGGTATAGGTATCCCTGTCTTTGTTTCACATGGTGTCCCTTCCATATAACATTGACCCTGTTTATCAGCACACTCGACCCGTTTCAGTTCAAAGTGAGAGATCCACGAATCCATACTGTCTATGATATTAGTGGACGTATTCGTTGTATTTTGGGCATCCTCCTGTAAAGAGGCGGATATTACAACATCATTACACGGGTAGGAATTATCAGGATATCCTTCGGGGGAAGTGGTTCTATAATCAGTCCCACTTCTGATAACTTTATTATGTAGGTCATTTTCACGTAGTATTTGTGTCGTATTGATCGCTTGAACAGAACCGGGTAATTTATATCGCTTGCCTCCCCCAGGGCAAGTTTGCTCAACACACGTGCTGTCCGCGTGCGACCACGCACAATCATGGTTTGTATGACACATGGATTCGCTTGCCGCAGTATCGCAACCTGGGGTCGTGCATCTTCCTGAATCGGACCATAGACAGTTACGCGTTATTCCACACTCGTCTGCATTATCTATATCCGCGCACGCGGGCAAACTATAATCCTCTAAGAGTAAGTGATTGTTTAATAAATAATCGTAACCGGGTGTGTCTGGGTTGGGTAATCGCACTCTGAAAGGATCAGCCGTATCATTCACTGATATTTCTTGTCGCGGATAAAATTTATAATAATACGAAGTGACTTCCTTATCATTATCCGAGTCGGCTAGGTGGTGGTTCAATTCCGTCTTCTGACTAGATGGGTCGGTTACTCCTCCTGATATAAATTGATTGTATAAATCATCTATTTCGGAGTCTTGTAAATCATCGATAATACTACGGACACTACAGACACTCATGACTATATTCGCGCTCGGTATACTCGTATCATCCGAGGTAAATGTGGGGTCTTCACACACATTATTCACACATACAATACATCCTGTGCCGCTTGGATTGGCACAATCCTCGGACTGAGTACACGCCCTACCACACAGATCTAGAGGGTCGCCTATCACATCTTCACACTTATAGGATACCAACCAAAATCTAACCAGGGGCATGATTATCATCATCATTACCATAAATCCTATGATCCATTTCGCATTACTTGATAGATATGCTCCCAATTTTTCAAATTGTGAACCTGCACTAGTGATACGCCCGAACATACCTGAACCTGACCCCTGAGTAGGTATCGTCCTGTAGATGAATTTACTAAATATTTTTTCGATCAACAAAAATATAATGGGTATCGTCACAACCATATATCCGATCAACCCTATATAATTAATATTACTTTCGTAGAGTCTATCTTTACAACACTGGATGGTAATGTGTTGACTTAGATTACCTATGGACCCCTCCACAACCCCGTCATCGGATAAACCAGGAGAATCACACCATGAACCTGACCTATCAAATGTTTTATCATCATTACATAGGTCAGGTTCATCCATGGACGCGCACGTATATCTAACGTCACCCCCTAGACACGGTTGGTCTTGATCCGGAGGGACAACAGACCCTCCTGTATGGACCCCCGCCACCGATCCGTTCGCGACAGCTTGAGGAGCACGTTGTGCGTTACAAAACGAATCTATCGGAGACCAGGTTTCCAAGGTGGCAGCATTATCCAAATTGTTATCATCCGTAACGGGTTGTGCCGCATGCATGATAAAATACGCCCACACGCCTATGATTACGATAAATAACGGTATGACTATACCCATGCGAACTACCACTTTTAAAATAGGATTGATTTCTTTCATGCCTCCCCTCATTTTCCGAGACCCCATCCGCTATATTATTACCATTTATTTTAAATTTTACCTGTGGTACATTTTACCTGTGGTACATTTTACCTGTGGTACATTTTACCTGTGGTACATTCTATCAACAATTGATAAATTTGATTTCGATAGTATATGATATACGTATCAAAACCGATACAAAACCGATACAGCACATATCGTAGGAATTTTACTATAATGAACCATACATGCGATGTATGTTCCTGTAATACGAATGGTTGGGTAAAGACATCCTATAAAGCATCTACCTATACCTACTGCTCGTATAACTGCTATCAAAAGATGCCTACGATTCTGCCTACGCAAAGAGCGCCCACACGCGTAGCGGATGACGCCGAACCAGTGGTTCTTCCCCTCTATAAACCCACCAAAACCAATTTTAATTTCTTGAGCGAAACAGAAGTGAACCAACTCACCACACACGACTACGAAACATACAAAGAACAACTCCGAGAACAATTAGATGGCAACTACGATATGTATCATATGTTGTTGGAGAATGAATTGAGGGAGAATGAATTGAGGGAGAAGGATATGGAAGAAGAATTTAATAGATCTTCGTCAGATAGCGATACAGATGATTATTAGTTTAAACATTACCTAGTTTATCATATCATACCATGGAATGTATTACGGAAGACAATGTGAAAGATATCATTAACCAACCTGAATATTTACTTTTTTATTTTACGGCATCATGGTGTGGACCATGTCAAATGATTAAACCACAAATACAACAATTACAAGAGGGATTACAAAGCAACCATATTAAATTTTATATGATTGATATCGATGAAAATGATACATTATGCGAAAAGTGTAATGTGAGTAGTGTCCCTACATTTATTCTATTCAAAGATAAGAAAGAGGTTGGACAGTGTAAGGGTTCGAATATTGTGCCTGTAGCAGAACTCATTAAACCTTATTGTTAATGGATGTAACATACCTAGCATAAAGATTATATAAAGACAAGTTCTTATACTATATAAAATGGCAGGAGAAACACTAGAATTATCGGACTTATCTTTTGATGAATTAGACATCCAGGAGAACGTATTACGCGGTATCTACGGATATGGATTTGAAAAACCCTCGATAATCCAACATAAGGCGATCCCCGTAATGATGTCGGGAAAAGACGTGATCGCCCAGGCTCAGTCGGGAACAGGGAAAACCGGAGCATTTTCAATTGGGTCTCTGTGTAACGTAGACACGTCTCTTAAGCAGACACAAATTATTGCGTTATCTCCCACCCGAGAATTAGCGGAACAAACGTATCAAGTGATGAAAGAATTAGGTTCTTATACCGATATCACCTTTTCGAAGGTGGTGGGAGGGACGCGTGTGAGTGATTGTATTAACGATCTTAGGAAATCACCGCAAGTCATTGTGGGGACGCCTGGTCGCGTGCTCGATATGTTACAGAAAAAAATATTATTCACCGATACACTCAAGGTTGTCGTGATCGACGAAGCGGACGAAATGTTAAGTCAGGGGTTCCAAGAATTAATTTATAATGTGTTTCAGTTTATTCCCAAAGAAGCGCAGGTGGCGTTATTTAGTGCGACGTTTCCCGAAGAGTTACTCGAGATGACAGAGAAGTTTATGGATAAACCCGAACGTCTCTTAGTTAAAAAAGAACAACTGACGCTCGAAGGTATTTCGCAGTATTACATCAACGTCAAACATAATCATTGGAAATATGATGTGTTAACCGACATTTATAACACGATTAATATCGCCCAATGTATTATCTACATCAATTCTAAGAATAGATTGAGTCAGATTTATCAAGAATTAACACAGGACAACTTTCCAGTCGGGATGATCCATGGTAGTCTGATGACCGAAGAACGTGAGGCAGTCATGAATAAATTTAGGCAGGGTGAAATCCGTATTTTGCTGTCTACGGATTTGTTGTCCCGAGGCATCGATATCCAGCAGCTATCGCTAGTCATTAACTACGACCTACCCATTCAGAAAGAAACCTATATCCATCGTATCGGTCGGTCGGGACGATACGGTCGTAAGGGGGTCGCCATTAATTTTATCACAGACCGAGATGCCGAAGATCTAGCCGAGTTACAGACGTTTTATAACACCAGTATTGAGGAAATGCCACAAAATATAGCGGACATTATCTCAGTATAAAACTACATAGAGGATAAAACATTTAAAGGAATTGCGTATAGTTTCCTATAAAATCTTTCCAGGGAGTATATATGGATCAAATACTCAATATCGACAACAACGACACAAAACAAGTGGGGGTTTCAAGTGAATCCAAAGGTATTACCGGGGCACTAGATTTTTTATCGGATATTAACTCAGACAAATCCAACTCGGCGAATCCTACGCCGGTGGGTTCGCCGATGAGTAAACCTGATCCACCCAAACTAGGGGTGACGGATACCATGGGTGTAGGCACTACTACCATGGGTTCCACAGGGAGTCTGAAAGACACTATCATGGGTATAAACTTGTTGGGTTCCTCGGATGACGACAATAAACCTCTACCCACCACACCCCAAGCGATACCTGTGGAGGGATCGGGTGGGGATAATTTCATGATGAATAAACCCGAAGACGAATTCAAACCAATCCACCGAATGTCCGCAACCGACATTAAGAATGAAAAAATTGATTATATCTATAAATTTAAGAAATTAGGTGATCAAGGTATCCGCACTACGATGAATTATAATATGAATTCAAACTTAGATGAAATGCGTAACGAATATTTAAAATTAAAGAAACAACGGGAAATAGATAATTCCGTTAAATTCCAGCGGAAGATATTGATGGCAGGTGTCACGGGATTAGAGTTTTTGAATAACAAGTTTGATCCTTTTTCCGTAAATTTAGACGGGTGGTCTGAATCGGTTAACGAAAGCGTGTATGATTATGACGAAATATTCGAAGAATTATACGCCAAATACGGAGGCGGTGATTCAGAGGTCGCACCTGAGTTACGTTTGTTGTTCGCCTTAGGGAGTTCAGCCTTCATGTTCCACTTACAAAACACGATGTTTAAGTCATCCTTACCTGGTATGGATGATATTTTGAAACAGAACCCTGATTTAATGAAACAATTCGCTTCGGCCGCCGTCGGATCGATGAATGCTCCTGGAGGAGGTGGTGCTCCGCCAGGGATGGCAGGGATGATGAAGGGTATGGGATTCCCAGGCATGGGTGGTCCTCAAGGCATGGGTGGTCCTCAAGGCATGGGTGGTCCTCAAGGTCCTAGGCAAGGTCCAGGTCCCCAAAGACCTCCAGCACGTGGTCCGCCGTCGCCTCGCAGACCCGACATGGATGGACCCGATGGATTAGATGATATCCTCAAAACGATGAATGTAGATACCGATAAATTACCCGATTTAGATAATATATCATTAATTAGTGGAGATACGGATAGAAAAAGTGGGATTACTTTGAATTTGTAAATTCATGTTACATAGTCTAGTTGTTTAACTTAGCGTGGGTTCACTGTCTACCTTACTGAACCACCCTTACGATCGTTTCTACTTGATGTCTTACTATTAGTGAATTTCTTCCTAATTACTTTCTTCCTGGTTACTTTCTTCCTGGTAGTTTTATTAGTTCTTTTCTTGAGTATCCTTTTGTCGGTTTTGGGTCATTGTTTATACATATTTATAATGAATCCTTGATAATTGTTAATTGAACGATTTGTTTGTCAAGTTCTTGTTTGGCAAATGAGCTATCTGAGGGACCTGTACTAACGGATGAATCTATAGTAACGGTCGATTCCACACTTTCTGTATCATCCTTACTCTGGTTATCGTTAGATTTCAATACTTCCGACATCAACACCGCGAATATAACGGTGACTATCACCGCCACGCCAATATCCCGAGTGGCCATAAATACCGAACAAAATATAACGAGCCTCCTAAAATAAGGACTTTTGATGATTGACTTATGTTCGTCTCCTAATTCCTCGACGATAAACCGTGCCCCGATATTAATCATGATCATAATCAACCCGATAAAAATTTTATTTTCGCTTAGTTGCTCTAAACGAATCTGTACATAGTCTAGGGAATCCATACTAAGAATAATATTTTAATTTAAATTATTATCTAGATTATATATAAGTTATATGAGTTATGCGAATGTAGACGAAGTGTGGGGTCCAAGTTTCACTAAAAAGAAACGAAGCAAAAAAGAAAAGCGCCTCGAAACTCAGGAAAAAAAAATGTTACAAGAAGCAGTCGATACGGAAATCATCATACCACGCGTAGACGATAGCAAACAGGCGCGCTTGGCCGATAGCAGACAGACACTCTCACCATCGACCTTACCTCGTGACCAACTTGATTCGTTTCAAGGATATGACCGCTATTCGGATAAATATGGGTCACCCTATCAACCCAACCAACCCCCTTCGGGTGCTAGCGGTGTACCTGATGGTGGTATCCACGACCGAGGGCATTATCAACCAAGTCAACCAAGTCAACCAAGACAACCAAGTCAACCAAGACAAGTTCAGCTAACCACCCAGCTAGGTGCCACTGCATCTCAAGAATTACAAAAAATGATACAACTTCCTGAAGAAACATACAATCAGTTGGTCACACAAGTGGAGGGGTTCGCAAATCAGGGGGGAGACCAATTCAATCAACTCCTATTATACATCTTTACAGGTGTCTTTTATTTATTTTTGATGGATATGATGTATCAGTTGGGAAAGAAGTCTTATTAACTAGATGGGTGAAATGTCTTTAAAAAACGATATTCGAGGACCTAGAAAATCTACTAGAAGACATAGAAAATATAAGGGGTGGATGGATTCTGCTACTATCCAAGAGCAGATCCCCGATATTTCTAATTTAATTAAAGGTATAATGTCTTAACTTGTGGTAGCATTTGCTTGGTTTTCTCTTCCAATGAATTCATCGTCGATTGCCCGTAGACAAACGACCCCGTCGGTTTATATTCTTCGATTGGTTTATAGGTGGACCCGGTCACCGCTTTCTTGGCTTGCTGGGGTGTTTTTGTGGCCAGTGACTTATGAGCGTTTTCCATTGTTTTTTTCTTTTTACTCCAATCGATCATTAACCAATTGGGATGTAAATACATCAACGAAAATCCGTTTTTTTCTAAACTTTTCATGATATAATTTTTTAACTCGGAAACGTCATATAGAGGGACGCCTATAATGAATTCCGGAATTGCAAAAAAACACGTGGTTTTCTCAAACTTAGAATAATATTTAATCCGAGCATGACATTGTTGTAGAACCTTATCATACGTTTCTAGACGTCGTAGTGTTTTGTGATTGGTCGTTTCAAATAATGAATTGATATCTAATTGACTTGACATATATATATATATATGTTTATCAATATTTAAAATTATCCGTGCCTAACATACTACAATGAAAATAGATACATTGGTATTATCCGGTGGTTCGACCAAAGTTCCGGCATTTATAGGGGCCTTTCGCGCGTTAAAAGAGCACAACATACTCAACGATACCTTAGATGGTATCACGCATATAATCACATGCTCGGTCGGGATGATGTATGCCCTCATAATCTTGTTACACGTCTCCGATCCCGTCCTCGAATCGATCATGCAGCGGTTATGTTTTAGCGAAATTTTGGATATCGAGAATATCCACATCAATAATCTGCTATTTGACCTCGGACTATTCGATAACAGTAAGATAACTAGCATCATATCCACAATCTTACGTGAAAAATACGATACGGAAACCATGTCTATGCAGGAATTATACGATATGTCGGGTATCAAATTAACCGCGAAAGTCTGTAACAATACCAAAGCATGTGTCGAATATTTCTCTCATGAAAACGAACCCGACCTATCGATCACGAAGTTATTACAAATGACCACGGCAATACCGTTATTCTTTAAACCCATACCCTACAAAGGGTGCTTATACGTAGATGGAGGCACGGCAGGTGGATTTGCTACGGAAATAGCAGGTGATAACTATCTTGGGATCCAGTTGAAGGGTCCCTCTAAGGCCAAAGCAGCAGAATCACTACTAGACGAGATACCGTTAATCGGATATATCCTTCAGGGTCTAACCATATCGTGTGAAGATACATCCCAACCCGATTGTAAAAAAATAGTCATTCCTTCCCCCATACATTTTATAAATTTTAAGTTATCGTTAGATGAAAAACAAACATTGATTGATGATGGATACAGATATACAATAGAACACATTAAGAATTATACATTAACGAATGATGATATTGAAGGTAGTCTTCAAGATACATGTGAACCTGATGAACCTACTGAACCATGCGAGGATACAGACCCCATTGTAAGAGTTCCGTGTTGAATGATTGAGTCGGTTTCGTCGTAGGGTCCACTACGTAATCCCTCACAACGCTAGGCGTACTCTCTACACCACGATGTTTGTCCCAGTTAGAATGGAGCATTTTCTGATAGTCATAGGCCGATGAACATTCATTGCGAAAGAAGTCACGTGCTGGACTTTCACTAGTCTTAGTAAGTTTACGAATACTAGCCGAATTAGTGGCCATCGTGTTCTTAATATCTTTTAGTCGTCGCGTATTCAACTTACGCTTTCTCATAGCATTCTCCTTGTGGGAACGATACATCTCGTCTGCTTGTTCCTTTGTCATAGTATCACTAGTATGTTCTTTAATATAGTCTAGACGATATCCAGGTTCATTCGTCGGTGAATATTTCTCGTCGATTGTTTCTAGTTTTTTTAGAATCTTCTTCCGTTCCTCTTGTAACGTTTTAAATTGGTCGCTCCATTCAATATTCCTGATACCTTCTTGTAGCGCTGTTTTCTTGTCATCTAGGAACTCCTTACGCCACTCTCGGTAATCCTTATGAGATTTACGGTTCTCTAGAATGGTCTGATACTTATGGGACTGTTGTTGTTCGCGTGTAGCCTTCTTCCCTTCCCTTCGTTCACTTTGAGAGTGACCCTTGTGAATGTTTTGTAGGTCGATCCGCCTCTGTAAGTTGTTCTGAAAATCGGACACCTTCTGTAGCACCTCTTTACGAACATACCGAACACCTTGTTCTTCGAAATCTACACAAAGCATGGAGCGCGGCGTTTTGAACTGCTTCTGTGAATTGTCTTTGGTGACAATGACCCCTTTGGTTCCATTGGGGATATAATATTGACTTTTGTTTTTGTTTGTCCCCGTATAAGTTACGGCATCCCCTACGCGGAAACCTTTATGGGATACCACGCCACGCGTATACCCATTGGATGAATACGGTCCTCGTTTTCCACCCTTGTTCGCACCGGTGTGCATACCCCCGAAGTTCTTTCCGTTCCATGAACCACCGCCCATTGTTGAGAAAGTTGAAGAAGTTTGACTGACCTGACTAGGTTTCAAGGTAAGATATAGGTGAGTGTAGGTTGTGATTGTTTGGTTGGTTTAGTTTTGTTTTGTTAGTTGAGTACCACCACAAATCAAATTTTTATATAATATATATATATATATATATGTCAGGTCCTGCGACCTATGATACCATTGACATGAGTGATGATGATTTTAAATTATTATTAACGTTATGTGCCCATGATTTTAGACATGATTTTATGGATTCATCGGCACGGGTTCATAGTGGTTATCTTGCGGGTTTTAGCGGAGGGTGTGGTGGTGGTTATGGTGGAGGTATAACCAAACCCAAACCCAAAACCAAACATAAACAACATAAACAACATACTAAACCCACCAACTATACCAAGTTAGCAAAACAAGGAACAAAACCGAATCTGATGGATAGTACTCTATTAGCCTATTATCTAAATGATATTATTTTTTTAAATAATTTACGTGAAAATAAGGTGAAACATAAAACCGGTGCTCAACGAGTTGAATCCATACTCGTTGCCATGAATACTACAAATTATCAAATTAATAATATTATGAAGGTGTTACGCTATATGAATAAAGCACCTAGTACGCGAAGACCTACCACTAGGGGCAAATCCACCTATAGCAATTTTCAATCAGTTATCACTAGTATCGCACCTGTGGGGGCCTTCCGAAAAAGGACCACTAAGAAACCACGAAAATCTAGGCGATCTAACAAAACGGCACAGAAAATACGGCCTATAGGTACCAAAGGCAAAGGCAAAACCAAAGGCAAAGCCAAAACCAAAGGAGGAGGATCATCAATAGTTGTGGATGGTACTCTAGTTCAGTCGGATGACATGGGACCCGCACCACCACTACCCTCATCACCTCCACCTGAACTACCTGAACAGCTACCTGAAGAACCACAACTAATGTTCGACCATAACTGGGAAGGACTCGGAGACGCATTAGCATATAGTACGCTACCAGTTCATTTTGGCTCTGTTACGGTAGATTTCACAGATTTACAAGGTATTGAAGATGAGGTAGACTATTTCGTATCGGTATCTGATTATTTTGAATCACCTGAAGATATTATACGGTTAGAAGGATATATTAACGAGTTGGAACGAGGAGGGGTGGCAGAACGAGAGTATGCCCAGGAATTAAGGGAGGTTATCCAAGAAATTTTAGAAAAACGAGCCGAAGTTGTGAAAAATGTGAAACAAGTGATAGAAACAGAAGACGCAGAAGAAGGTCGCCCAGTACGTAGGTCTAGACCACCTCGTGCGGCATCACAAGGTGCTAAAGCATATAACGATAATTTAGTAAGTGATACAAAAGCAGAAGCTTGGGCGTTGCGTTATGAGATATATTACGAAATGTTCCCAATCGATACCTATAATGCCACTTATTTAAAAGATACTAACTTTAAAATACTTCCTTCATACGACGTATCCGAATTTACTCGCTATTATGGAGAGTTATGTACCTTGACTAAGAACCGTCGCCTAACGTTCGATAGTTATATTCAATTTTTGAACAACACTGTACATCCAGATATACAACTCGTAAAAATACGAAAACTAACACCCGTTGAATGGAACACAGTCAAACAATTTGGAGATACCATTACCAAGGCATGGTATATGTTTATATCTGGAGAAAGTCAGCGTGCCATATCCCCCCCTGTGTTAGCACCCGATGAACCGGTAGGTTATGTGAAGATGACATCTCCAGAACAAAAACTATACGCAAAAATGATGCATTCCTTGCATGCGTGTAATACGACCGACGGGACTGTATTCAGTCTTTTCAAAAAATATTTTACCACTACCGAACCATATGCAAGTAGACTCAATCATGTTCCACCCGCCTGGAAAGGTGTCAGACCTATCATTAACAATGCCTCCAAATTAAAAAAATATTCGAAGGTATTTCCAAAAGGTGTTAATGGTGATTGCTATGTTCCGAGTGTGGTGGATGCGATGTCAAATTGTTCGTCGCTAACTACAGGTTTACCTGGGGCACAGGATGATATTTTTATCCGTGTTCAAGCTCCCATGGGATATATTACATATGAGGTAACCGATATTACGGAAGCGCACAGTACCGTGAAATTCACCATCGCGTGTAAAGGTCAAACTATCGAGCATGCTTCTAGGTTGGTATATAGAGATAAACCCTTATCAGTGGTGAATGTCATTCAACAATTAGTGGCTACTATACAGGGTATAGTCGGTAGACTAGAAGGTGGGACTATTGAAGAAAAGATAACAAATTTTGGACAAGTCGTGACCAAGTTAGATGTCCAACAATTGGTGTTACCGATATTTTGTAGCAAAATGTTCGGTGATGTAGGCCAAGAATTATTCGCGCTAGCCAAAAATTATGTATTCACCGCAAACGATAGACCTTCCTCGGTGAGGTATATCCTTATGAAAAAATATAAATTAGACGAACCTGGGGGTGGTGGGTATTTACCCGATAATGTGAAGAATGCGTTATACATATAATGGATCAACCTTATTCAACTACTTATTCAACTACTTATTCAACTTCATCCAAGACCACTAGATTGAACTTCGGATTCCTCCTCGTGCCGTTGCTACATCCATCCTTCACAGACTTACCGATAGATAGACCGTATTGTGATTTTTCTTGCCACTTCAATAGGTCTTCTTTCATTTTACTCTTCTGTGATTTAGAACCACTTTCCTTACACCATTCTTCAAAGTCTTCATACAAGTCTCCAAAGGATGTAGGTGCCACTTCTACGCCATTGACAACCTTGTTAGGTGCTTCTTCACACGATTCACTGATCCAGCGACCGATAGTATCATTCGCATCACGATACGATTTGGTCTTGCTGTTGACTTGAGCAGGGACCACGATACCGTCTTTGTCATATTTAATCCACTCTTCAAGGAGCATACCTAGAAAGACAATAGGCCATGCTTGGAGTTTCGCCCTAAGTTGTTTGTCCCTCTTATATACGTGTTTAGCACTGTCTAGTTTGTTATCTTCGTCAATAAATCTAGACACGAAATTCACTACTTCTAAGCGACGCCAGGTTCCGTCATCGTTAGAAGGGATATTGGGTAGGTCATTACACATTAGTAGTAGTTTGAACTGGGGTACGAATTCAATCGGGTCTTTGAACAAACCGCGTGCCGTGATTTTATCGTTACCTGTTAATTCTTTCATTAAACCGATATTGATTTGCTCATTGGCTTCGGGTTCCTGCATCACCACGAACCGTAACCCCTTTGTTCGCTCCATCTCAGGTGTTGCTCCGTTGCTAGCGGACCTCTTGCTGGTGATCAACGATACGGGTAATACTCCCGCGTATCCACCTAGGACACCCTGCATCAATTCTATCAGTTTAGATTTACCGTTACCCCCCGAACCTGTCCAGATATAAAATCCTTCATCACGATTTTCACCCGATAAACATTTTGCCAGAAATCTAACCGTGTATTGTTGAACTTGTTTATCTGGAATAACCTGATCCAGGAAACAACTGAGGTGTCGTTTTAAGATGGTATAGTTCGGAATAACCTTCTCCATAACGCCTTGGATGTTCGTGATTTTGATGGGAAGTGGATTATCACCTACATCAAATCCGTATTCGGTTGTTGTCGTCACATAATCTTCCGGTCTACCTTCCCTAAACACTTTCTCTTTCAGGTCAATCACACAATTTTCCAGACCGACCAAATCAGAGTTATCATCGAATTGTTTCGCGATTTCTTTTTTGTAAAAGAGATTCCGCAAACTATTCATCAACGTCGTAACATAGGAGTCTTTTAATAATTTCATTTTGATACTCGCTATATTTTTCAACCATCGACCTTCTTTGGTTTTGCCCTCACGTAAGTCAGCCTTTTCATCATCCGAGTCAGCATTGTTGATGGCTGCATCGAGTAGTACCTTATATTTAGTCTGTTCATATTCATGATATATTTTCCAGATTTTTTTATGAATAGACATACGTAGTTTCGTCCCTTCGAGAGTGCGTTCCCAACGCACACCATTAAAGTAATACCATTCATCTTTCACATTCATGGATATAAATTCGTTTTCAAAGTATTGATGAATCACTGTGGCAATTAAGAAATCCGCATCGGTTCCATTTTTAACGGATTCATGAACATAAAATTCGACACTAGCACGCTTCACTGCATCAAACATATCTTCGTTATCTTCTTTCGCCCATTTCACTAACGACCCAATACCATATTTATGTCCATCATAATTACTTTTCCCATTGACTACCCATTGCTTATTGCAACTATCGGGATCATAATTATTGGCCAACCGACTAAATTGTTTCCATTCATTCAGCAGGTTAGGATTAATATTATGTAGGCAGAAACCAACGCTGAGCCACGTGTCATAGGTTTCAGCACGTTTTTTGGATAGGCACGTAAGCAGTCCTATCACATATTTCAACCTGTCTTCTTCTACGATTTTATAGGGGTTAATCACTTTTTCATTATCCACGTAAAAGTCTTTGTAGATGTCATCCGACGAAGTAGTAGTCTCCATAGTTTGTTTCGGTTGGATTTGATGCATGACAGTTTCGGTATAGGATACGTTTTCCTGAATGCCATTACGGATCATACTGAGTTCCATCATCAATACCTCTGGTGTGTATAGCGTCATAACTGACGTAACTAGTTCAGGGTTTTTTCGTTCGGCATTACCCGAGCACATAGAGAATACCTCTACTAATTGATACGGTTTTTCACCTGCTTTATGACACAGGTACGGCATCCACCGAGTGAAATTACCATCAAACAGCGTATTGTCTAAGTTCGAGGGAGCCTGCTTACAATGTTTTGTGAAAAGTTCAAAGAGTTGTTCGGCCTGTGCTTGGATGTTTTTGCAGAGTATTTTATAAACTGCTCTCTTAAGACATATTTTAGGGAATGCTATATGTAGTCCGTCTTTGGATTGATACGTTCCTTTGGAACATGGATAAGGAGTGGGTTTAATCATCACATACGCTTCCCCGTACTTGGATTCGTCAGCTGGTTCAATGTCTATGACTTCACATATGTGAATCCATAGTAATTCACATAAATGTTTCATCAAGGATAGACCGTATTGATGTTCGGTATATAGTTCGTTGTGTTTCATGTCAAAGTCAAAGACGAGTGGATGCGATTCACCCATTTTTTCGGCAAAGGGTGGTAATACCTCACGTTGCTTATGAGCTTTGCGAATATGTTTGTATAGTTGTTTAACTTTATCGGGGGGTATATTCCATTTACCCCCTGAGATAGACGTGAGATTTGCTAATTTTGAATCGGTAGTTTTATACTGATTCACAAATGCCCACATTTCCATAATAGGATACTTAGATAATTTATTCTTAAATCAAATTCAACAATAAGTAATGGATAATGTGTCTCTAGTTATCGGTTGTATACCACCATAGATAGTCCATATATCAAATTTTTAAAATATCTAGGTTTTTAAATGGGTATTCATTATTATGGATTTTCACTTAAACAATTTGAGGATATTACTAAGTATTACTTCCATGTCGAAACAAGCCATCAAGCGTATCATACAAAAGGATATGAAATCGATCCAAACCCATCAATTACAAGATATGGGTATCTACATAGAATTCAACGAGGAAAATATGCTGGAGGCAGTAGCGATGATCAAGGGTCCGATCGATAGCGTCTATAACCACGGTATTTTATTTTTCAAAATAAAATTTCCAACGAATTATCCGTATTCACCACCCCACGTGAGTTATATATCGCGTGGCTCAGCACGCATCCACCCCAATCTGTACACAGGAGGAGCAAGGGATAATTACCTAGGGAAAGTATGTTTATCTATATTGGGGACGTGGTCGGGACCCCAGTGGACGACTATCATGGATATTAGTAGTGTCTTGATATCGATCCAATCTCTCCTCGATACCAATCCGCTAGATCACGAACCAGGGTTTGCGGGGAAAACATCCACCACGCACACACTCTATACGAAAGTGGTTGAACACGAGACCTACCGAACGTTATTTCTCAAAAATTGTTTAGACATACCCGAACCCTTCCTGTGTTTCAAAGATATTATCGTAGATCATTATACATCACATATTCAAGGAGTGTTGGAAGATATTAAAGACAAAGAAAACGAACATATCACGTTACCTGTATATCGCATCAATGTAGATTTACAATATGAGTATCTACGGTCGCACTTAAAAATTTGATTTAGGGGTATAGGTACCAAACATACCAAAACATATCAAAACATATACTATGAGTTCCACTCCACTCCAACAATCAGGGCCTCCTCCAAGTCAAAACGAACCACCCGTGAGACAACGCAGAGTTCACCGATGTGGTCAATGTCGTCAAGAAGGTCATAACCGCACCACGTGTCCCCAACTTGAAGAAGAACGTGCTACCCGTCGTGTCGCATTACATCAGCAAGCATTGATGAGTAGAGAGCAATACGCGCGGGAGAATAGAACCCAAGAACGGGAGAATAGAACCCAAGAAGAAAGACGTACGTTACAACCGAGAATCAAATATCGCGTTAAATTACACAATGCAAGTGAGCATACTATGTGTATCTATTGGACGAAAGATACACGTGGCACATATGAGCATATACCATTTACCTATTTAGCCTATATCCCGGCATATACGATAACGCACATGAAGTTTGACAAAACACATCGGTTTATTGTGATTCCTTCGGATGATATAACTACTAACGTTACGCTACTCAGGTCCAATGTATCCACGCTACCCATAACGGGAAGACGTGCGTATATGTTGATCGCGGATGTGTGTGTGAAACATATAGAAGAATTCCCAAACATAGATGAAGTCAGTGGAGAAGTCGTAGAGGAGCGTGTGGTGATGATAGATGTACCGCGAACATATAAACCCCACAAATCCGAATTAGACCAGTGGAAAGAAGTCGCCTTCAAATCCATGTATCTGTTGTCTGAATTTCAACGGATGGGTGCCGGTACCAACGATAACTTGGCACCGATGGTAGATATGATTCAAGATATTGTGATACCCGAACACAGCGAACATGATAAAGAAAGGGCCGGTATTCCAAACTCATTGACAAACATTACGTAATGTCTGTCAAAGGTAGCAAAAAAAAGTAGTCTGTGACATAGTAAGTTAGTCTTTTTTGACATACTGTAAAATAAGTTGTTTATATTGTTCATACGTTGTTTTTCTACGATACGAACGCCTGACCTTGCCCTTTGTTTTTTTGGTAGTTCGTTTTACACGTTGCTTGCTTTGTTTGCGAGCAGTCTTCATACTTTACATGGATATAAAAATTTCAGCAATTGATTGATGACATATAATCCAAATACGTTATCATCATTGATAAATGATTTAATTCTGTCATTGAATTCGTCTTTGCTCGTAAGTCTATCGTGGGACAGCACCTTGGATAAGATGCGTTTACGTCGTTTCACAGTGGATAATGTATGTACCTCTTCGTCGAGGTGGAGCAACGACCACTGCTTATAGATAAATATCAGGATAGTATGTAATTCGTAGACCGTTTGACAGTTGATGATATCATATATGATATCCACGTCAAACGATGTATAGTCCGGTAAGAAATCATAGGTGTGATAGGGTTCTTTGATAGATTGTACGGAATACAACATATAGAGTTGTTTGGGTTGTATGAGGAGGTGCTCTGACATTAGTAGGAGAAAGATTAAATTACCTCAAACTAAACCCATTAAAATACCGACCACTTATTATCGCTAGCTGAATTATAGGACTTCACACGGTCGGTATTGAGATCTATCTCGTGGGTGTAGATGTTTGGGTGTTTGGACCATTCTTCGTTATAGGTGATACCTATATTGAGCAAGATATAATGACATTCTTGATATAACTCTTTGAGAATGATAGATAGTTCCTTTGTTTTGGAGGTGGGTGTATAGTCACCATATTTGAGAGCATCTTTCAACGTTCGTTCGGGCATCGATACCGAGATACTTTGAAAGTGATTGACCGCTTGCGTCAGATAATCGGAGGCCATATCAAAATACTGGTTTCGGTTGGTTAGTGAATCATGTTCCAGAATCTTGACTGTCTTAAAAAACTTGCGCATATACTTGACACCGTCCTTATACGTGACTTTGTTATATTTTTTGAAGGGTCTGAGCTTGAGTAATAAATCGTGGATATGAGAATTATAATACATATCCTCGCTTATTTCATTTTGTTTGATGTCTTTCTTGGTTTGTTTCGTAGATGATAACATCTCTAATATGGTGGGCATGTTTACGATGGCGATTATGAGTACAGATGCCGCCGTTAATAACTTCGCATCAACAAACTGTATAAGCGAAACCGCTCCCACTAAAATAAATACGGTGGTGATCATATCACGGTTTTGTAGATGCTTCAAGAAGTCTAGGTTCATTCCCTCTAGTTATATTAATAAAACATATTAAAAATGATAAGATAATCAGTATGATGCCCAGGTAAACCACCGTATCATCATCACGCATATATAAGGATGTCGCGATCAAATGTAATTGAAATTTGTGTAGGTGGGTATTATCTGTCTCGTATAATGGGCGTGAAAAGGTCGCTTCCCTATATTTATCGGAATAACGGTCGAAACTGTTTCCAAAAAAATTAACCGTCTCGTTTAGGATATCACCTAACGGTTTGTCCAAGATACTCAGCTGTGTCTGGTTATAATCTTTTTCTAAAATACGATTCATTTTTGCGTATTCTACAGCGTTGAGGGCATCGATGGATGCTCTCACCACCTTGGAGCGACCGCGCTGGGGAACAGAATGATTGGCCATCGAAGCATCGGCATCCGCTGCGTAATCAATAGTATTATCCGCCATATAGTATACTCCAAGGTATTTTATTTAACTGATTGAACTGATGAGATGGGCATTCGAAATCATCATACGCCGGCAACAATATCGATGTAGGCCCATTTCGTCGAGGATTTGACCCTCCACCGATTTTTGGGGGTTGTGGAGATCGAGGAAGGTGGTTGTGGGTTCATCTGGACCTTCTGTTAATTTGTTTTTTTCTTCTTGGACGGTTGTGATGTAGGGGACCCATTTATCGGCAAGGACTGTCCCACAGGTGAAACAACGGACAGGGATAATCATGGTATATAGGATACTTAGATTATTATATTGTTAAATCAAATTTAGAATAACTTATAATATTTGATCGGTTACTAACGAGTGTTCGAACAGGTAGATAACCATGGATGTCTATTTATCACTTCATTAATAATCATCATCTATAGCAACCGTGCTGGTAGATTGAATTCCTAAATAATTATTACAACTTATCTCTAATTCTGTATCTAATTCGTTTTGTAAATCATCTATTTGTCCCTTAATTGAGATACCTTTCTGTTTATCGGTATACAATCGTTTCACGTAGTCCTTGATATAGTCTGGGACACCCATGTCTCCTTCCATTTTTTTATGAATATATTCTATCGCTGTTTCGCATCCTTTCCCTCCACCGAAATAGGTACCTTTACCGTGTTCCTTAACATATCTGAAATAATTATCGTATTCTATATGGTGGGGTGTAAAATAACTAACCATAGATTTTTGTATATTCCCCTTGATTTGGTCGGTTATCAAACCATCGGCCCAAGGAAATACCTCGTATCGATTTTCATTCAGAATAAGTATACGTAATAATATCCTTATTGTGCTGTATTTCTCCATCGTTGCTCTATGGACAATGGATCACTATTCGGGTCTGTAGCGCTTATGTTCATCTGGGTAGCCGGGGGGGCGGCATACTCCAGCCACGCAATTAGCCATGCGACTTAGAATATTTTCATTACAGTTGCCTTTGTCACAAGTAACTGTCTTTGTTATACCAGTATCAAAATCAGTCATCGACCCAGAACCGTGCATCTTATCAGCGGACCAAAACCCATCATAGACATCACTATTGGCATAAGTCATTTTCCCTCTACCGTCTTTATTATTATCGGACCATGACCCATCATAGACATCACCATTGGCATAAGTCATTACACCGAGTTCGTGTTTATTATCCAGCCATGACCCATCATAGACATCGCCATTGGCATAAGTCATTACACCGAGTTCGTGTTTATTATCCAGCCAGGACCCATCATAGACATCACGGTTGGCATAAGTCATTATCCCCTTACCGTTTTTATTATTATCGGACCATGACCCATCATAGACATCACCATTGGCATAAGTCTTGGTACCAGATGCAAGCATTGGTACGTCTACGTTTATATATCTCTCCATCACAAAGGAACCGTTATATATGTTGTTATGATCTTTCGCAACACCTTTTGAAAGGTTACCCTTTAGCCATAAACCCGTATATGTAATATCACCAATTTGGAAAGAACCAAGACCGGTTTCATAACCTTTGTCAAATATTCCGACAAATTTTGTTTTGGTAGCATTTTGTACTGCTTGAGTATATTCACCAAATGTTCGACCAGGTTCAGCAGCAGATACTACACTTATCAAAGTTCCATAACCTTGCATATTATCAGCGTCCCATTCTCCACTATAGCTATTACCACTATCCTCGATAATACCTTGACCTTGCCGCTTACCGTTTTCCCATAAACCATTATAGATTCCGCCATCCCCATATTTCATATTACCTTGACCTTGCCGCTTACCGTTTTCCCATAAACCATTATAGATTCCGCCATCCCCATATTTCATATTACCTTGACCTTGCCGCTTACCGTTTTCCCATAAACCATTATAGATTCCGCCATCCCCATATTTCATAATACCTTGACCTTGCCTCTTACCGTTTTCCCATAAACCATTATATGTACTACTCCCATAGTTCATAATACCTTTACCATGCCTCGTATCGTTTTCCCATAAACCATTATATTCATCTAGTAGTCGTCCATCATCCGTAAGAAACTGTATGTTCCCATCACCCCACTTCATACCGTTTTTAAAGTGACCCCGATATACGTACAGGGTTCCACGCATATGGCGGACTTGTTTACCATATCCGCTATAGTTACTATCAACTGGAACTGCTTCTTCCACTGGTGTGGGAGTTGTGAACCATGGGTGAGCGACTAGTTCTGTGATACCAATACGTTCATTGGCGTCTCTCTTAAATATTTTCCCCAGTAAATCTTGTAAGAGTTCACTCTTAGATGTATATACTAAATTATTAAGTACCTCCCAGAAACGTTGATCAGGGGCTGCCGAGTAGGGGTTTTCGCATAGTAATTCAATCAACATCACCCCAATACTCCATACATCGTATGGAGTATATGATGCGGTACGTCCACCCTCCACTTTTATGAGTACTTCGGGGGGGACATACCAGAAGGTGCCGCCTTTCCCTTTAATATATCCATTCTTAATATATGAAGCAAGACCTAGGTCTATAACATATGTGTTTCTTTGAGTGGTACCGTCTTCTAACAGGACTTCATCTAATATCACATTATCTGGTTTTAAATCACAGTGGGCTATACCATTACTATTACATAGTGCAATATAATTCACTATATCTTTAAAAATGGGTTTCACACTGTCTTCAGATGTCTGTTGATACTTTTTTCCATAGTCAATTAATGTAGTTAATGAACCCCCTCGTAGTAGAGTCATTACAATATATCCCTTATCTCCATTATTATACACTCCATGTTCATAAATACGCGTAGCATGAATCATTAAACCTTCCTTGTTTTTTTGTTGGGCTAGCTCATAGATTTTATTTATCACGTCTATTTCCAGTAAATAACTTTTTT